ATTTATATTCTTTCACTGATTCTGTCCAAGAGAATGTACCACCAGACACGCTAAAACCAGATCTATCTGTGATTCCACAAGGTTTTGAGTACACGCTGTAATCACCACAGAATGTCACCTTTGCTTTTCCTGCGGAATACACAGCAGTAACAACACCTACTGATGTGATTTTATCAGCATAGATTATCAGCTTATCAATCTTAGACAAGCCAGTATTGATAGTAGGAGATAATGTTGTTCCGGTTTTTACCTGTACACCAGAACCTCCGCTAGATGTTTCCATTGTTCCGGTAGCAACGCCATCCTTAGACGTGAATTTCTTCCCTTTTCGCACATCTTCTGGCGTTGCGTCACCGAAGAATGTACCTAGTGAGCCATTACCATTAAGACGAAACATACCTCCATTTTTTAGGTAGGCTGATGCATTGTCAAGAGAAACGTTGTTAAGAGTTATGCAAATGTCTTTACCGCTTTTGCCTATAGAAATTCTTCCATTACCAACTGTAGGATGGCTTGCATCAAGCGATACCATACTTCCAGTGACTTTTTCTCCGTCAACATAAGCTGTCTTCCCTGACACAATGTCCTCTGGTAATGCCGTAGCATCTGATGTGTCGATTCCGCTTGACTGTATCATCGTTCCAACTATTTGTTTTCCTGTTTTATCGTGAGCCACAGTCCCCTCTAAAAGCTGGTCTTCTGTCACTGTGTCTTCTGTCAAATCAAGTAATACCTTACCAGCATATTCTACTTTATTAATACTCATATTTAATCACTCCCTCCTACCCAATCGTTACTGTAGTTCCACCGGCAGAGTTTTCTGACTCCACGTAAGGAATCTTTTCGACTGTAACCTGCGACAGATGCGTATATCCAGCATCCGGCATAATGGTCTGCGGTACACTTGACGGAGTGACCGTCTTAGCCTGTGCCTTTACTCCCTCACTACCGCTCATTGTACCTTTTACTCCGAGGATGGTCACACCCTCTCGGATATTATTAGTGGTCAGTTTCTTCTTTTCTGTGGCATCAATCCCAACCTTTCCAGAGCCATCATGGTAGCCCTGTGCAATCACATAGCTGTCTGTCAGAGTCTTGATAGAGCCTGTCACAGCTCCATTATTCGGCATCGTGCCGACAAGCTTTGTACCTCTTGCGTAGGCGGTTTTGCCTTTTAAAATCTCCGCAACTGCGACAGTGGCATCATTAGAATCTACGTCAAACGTGCACGTTCCTGTGACCAATTCTCCGTCTTTTCCATGTGCCGTGATACCGCTCAACAGCTTATCCGCAGTCACAGTATCACCTGTTAAGTCAATCAATGTTTTTCCACCATATACTACTTTGTTAATACTCATATTTTTACAATTCCTTTCCAATAAATACAGTCTGTCCACCTTCAAGATTTGACACCTCGAAAAATGGAATTTCTTTGATTTTTACATTTTCTGTCAGAAACTTTTGACGTGTCGCAAGCTCTTGTTTTTCTACTTTTGGTGTGACCGTGTAATCGCCCTTGTAGTACTCCACTCCGGCATGGTCTGATACAATCTGGAAGTGCTCAAAGTCAACCTTGATCAGCTTTTTATCAAGCTCGCGAAAAGTTACATCGAATCGCATCAAATCACTCCTTCTTTCAGGATCCTGCCAACATATACTCTCATGATGTCGGATGCAAGAGCCTCTCCGGCTGTAGTCCGCACTCTTATTTGCATCTCAGCCCGTGAGTGCGGCTGTTGCTGCAATCTCAGCGTGTCCTCCTGTGTCAGAGCCAGTGATACGGATGTTCCGGAACAACTGCAATCCGACAAGGTTTTTTCCAACACCGTTTTTTCGTCTTGTGCTATCGTGACATACATCTCTGCAATCAGTGATGTGTCAAACGGCAGTGTAAACTCCAACGTAGGTGTGGTGCCTCTTATCATGCTATCCCTCCTAATATCCGAATCTCGTAATGGCGGCAGCATCTGACCACCAGCCAAACGTATCATTGTCGCCGTAAGCTCTTACTTCCACTGTCGCACCGTCCATTCCGTCAGCAATAAAATCATCTGTGTAATTAGTGCTGTAAAACGCCGTGTAGGTTGTATCGTATTCTTTCCACGTTTTGTCAGCCTTTGTGATTCTTACCTTATAAGATGTTGCGTTTTCGACTTCTGACCACTTTACCGCTACGTGACTGTAATGAAAATACCTTGATGCACTCTTGTAGTAAGATGCATATTTCACCACCGGAGTAGCGAGGACGCATTTCTCGAGCCAATTTTTTACAGCATTGTTAATAGCATCTTCTAAAGCACCATCAGGCTCGAAATTGATATCTGGGATTTTAACAGACGGTGGTTTAAGTGGTGGTGTACAAGCTGATACTGGTACAGCACTGGAAAGAGCCAATGTGAATGCACAGATGATAGCTGCTAATTTTCTTCTTTTTCTTTTCATGTCGATTCCTCCTTTAATTGCTTATTGTGCTTATTTTGGTTAGTGCTTGACCGATTGTCCCTCTGTACTCATACCGATACTCATTCTGTAGTCCGCTGTCAGGATAAGCACTACGGTTTGCTGACGTCACATACTCAGATGTGTACCCGACAGAATCTACATGCTGTGCGTTGTAACATTTCATCACGTTCATTTCTATCGTGTTTTTTTCTGTAACAACGTCAAACGTTGCATTGGTTGCAACCTTGAATACGCCGTTATTTCCGGATTCTTGTTTAACGTATTTTCCACGCAGGAAATTCAGCTTTTGATAATCGCTTGAAGCTGTAACATGATACGTCTTTACAGGATTGGCAAGGACGACTTCTCCATTTTCCTCGCTGATTGCATCACTGTAGCTGATTGTAAAATCTGGTTTCATTCCAACAACGTTTGCTGGCCAATTTCCAAGAATTAGTGCTTTTTCTGCGGCCAAATTTGGAATCAGCTTAGAACTAATCTTCTCCCAAACATGCACATTGACAATCTTATCCCGTTCCAATTCAAGATCATTTTCAATTTCTTTCCTTAACTCTTCTGCCTGTTTTTTTGCTTCCAGTGCCGCATTATCTGCATTGGTTGCTGCCTGCTTTGCTATGTTTGCGTTTGTGGTGGCTGCCTGCGCTGCCTGATCCATATCGTTAATAACTGTTCTCATAGAAAGAAATTCTTTGTCACTCACGAACCCGTCTGTCTTGTATACTGAGCTCACAATTTTTGTATAAAAAGTCGCTGATTTTAGTTCTTTAGAGTCTTTGGTCAGCATTATTTCGCCTTTGCCGGTACCGGATGCTGCAAGCATCTGTTCTGTATATGTTACAAGGATCTTGTTGCCTGATATTGTACAGTCGTTCAGAACCTCGTTGCCGTCAGGCTTGTAGTATTTGATTCTGGCAGTGGTGCCAGTCGGTATTGTAAATACCTGCTTATTCTGTAGGAGTGTCACAGCTACTATTCTTGAGTTCTTATCGCCCTGTTTTACTACGACATATTCAAAAGGGCTTCTGTCGTCAAGGTCTACTGTGATTTCCTGTGTTATTTGTAGATCTGCCATGTCTTATCCTCTCATTCCTCGGGTTCCCTGTTCACTTTGTCGGGTGTGCCTGTTACTGTTCTGCCTATAGAATTAATTTCTTGTTGTGCATCGTTTTTTGTTTTGTACACGTTTGTCTTTATATCACTATACTCCATGCTTGCCTCCTAATAGTTTTTGCTTGTGGTGTCCCATCCTGTTATTATTCCGTTCTTAATTGTGATGTTGCATCTTTCGACTTTCGTGATGCCGGTGTTATTCCATGAGAGCCCACTAATTAATGACATGGTTCCGCTGGCATATTCTATATCCCAACCTTTGATTAATCCGTTTTCAACCGTTACTCCTTCCTTATTTTCAGGGAAAAGTTTTCCGCTAGCTGTGTTTCTAATCCACGGCGTTTGTTCTTTGTAGGTTTTTGCGTCAATCTGTATTACTGCATCTATATTTGCGTTGGGTGTATCGCCCTCTTCTTGTTGGCAACCTATCGATACTATATCATTGTTGTCGCACCAAAGTGCCACTTTATCTCTCCCTGTGTTTTTAACGTATACAGATCCCAGTGCACCAGCGAAATTGCCAGTATTTTGCCAAGAAAATACTTTTACTTCGTTGTTGTTGATATCTATTGATTTTTTGCCTCCGTGAACTTGTTTGAACGTGCCGCTGATTTCAGCGCCTTGGCAAGATAACTTTCCATCTTCCGTCATCTCCGAATTTTCACTCTTCCATGATATTTTTTTAGCCTGGCATCTTATAGCTTCTGCGCTCTGCTCTATTTGGGATGTGACTTCGTCGGCCGTGACCTTACTCTTTATGGCATCGGCATTTAGTTCTATTGCAGCACTTGCCTCTCTTTTATAGCTTTCAAGGGCATTATTTGCATCTGTCATTTTCTGTGTTGCGTTCTCTTTTGTTTCGTATGTCTTCGAGACTTCAGCCGATATTTTTCCGGCCTCTACTGTCAGCGCTGATTGCATTTCTGTGGTCGTTGAGTAGTTCTTGAGCTTATCATCAGTGGCGGAATTGGCATTGCTCTCTGCCTGATCTGCAAGTTCTTGTGCTTTTGTCGTAACGCTTTGTTTGTATTCCACCGACAACGACTCAGCCTTGACCGTTCCGGCTTTGATGAGCATACCGTCGAGTTCTCCGGCGCCGATGAAGTCTGCTATGATTGTCCCATCCTGCTGAATTGCCACGTTGAACGGTCCATTAACTCCGTTCGATGAGTGGCCAAGTCCTGCCTTATTCCACCTCCACACATTCTTGGCGGTCTTGGTGTCCGGAGTGTCCATGACGAAAATCTCTTGTGGATTCTCAGGCGGATAGAGTACTACATAGCCGCCGCTGTTGCCGGTGATGGCGGCTGTTGCATCCGCGATTCTTTGTTTGAGGCTTGCTTCCAGCTTCTCCGAAAATGTGGCAGTCTTTATTATTCTGTCAGCCTGCTCCTTGCTCTCAGCTGTAATCTGCTTGGTGAGGTTGGTTCTTGTCTCTCCGATTTCCACTTTCTCGGCACGCTCTTTAAGGACATTGTATGTGTATGATACAACCTTCGCCTTTACATCGATGTCGAGCTTTTCAATGATGACTGTTACTATGTCGCACAGGTCTATGCTGTTGAATGTGGCCAGATTCTCATTTCCTTTGATTTTGTTCATATCTTGGAACGAGGCTTTGATTGAGATACTCGGCTCATCGATACCGCTTTGAGCATACGCTGTTGCAACTTTTCGAAGCATGTCTTCTGTGATTACTACACCATCCTTGAACTTGTCGGAAAAATCCACCGGCTCGCATTTGAGTCTAGCATACCGGTCAGCGTTCGGAGTCTTTATGATGCCCTCTGAAAGCTTCACGAGGATTTCTTCCTCGCTTGTCTCGTCCTTCTTGTAACGTGCATATGGGAATATTGCAGTCACTGTGTTGGCTATGTTCTTCTCCTGTTCGGCTGTAATTAGATTCTTTCCGTATCGGATTGTCTCGCCAGTATCCTTGCCTCTGCTTTTCCAGAGCTTTATCGTGAAATTATCAAACTGGTATTCTCCGCCCCATGTGTCAAGAATCGAGCCCTCGACTCCTCCCAGCATCTTTCTGACGCTGATTACATCATCTACACCGGTGCTGTTGCGTGTCTGTATATCAGACCATGCCGTATAGTTGTTTGGCACTGCTGCCTGTGAAAGTACCTGCTCAATTGCCTGCTGTGGATTCTTTCCTTCAATCACCGGCTGACATATTGGATTGCTGTTCAGTTCGTAACTTATATGCTCGGCATAGAAGGTATTCACTCCTGCGATTTTCTTTCCGGATTTGTATATTCTGAAAAGCTGGTCATTGTCCTTATTATTTGGCTTAGCTTTAATGATTGCATCCTCGGTAAGCTTATCAGCATACACTCCGTTCTCGGGGTACTTGAGCGTCAGCTCAAAGGTGCCATTTCTCACTTCTTTAACTGTGCACTCTGTTGCATCTCTTAAAAATCCCGTGCCATTTCCTGTGAAATCATTCGTCTTGGCTTCATAAAGTATTGGTATCATAGGCTGCACCACCTCGGTGTTAATTCTATCCTGCTGATGTCCCCACTCCATCTGATATCATTTTGTCCTGCTGCAAGCTTCGGAAAAAGTGTTGTCAGCATCTGATTGTTGCATAGAGTGTGGTCTTTGTATGCTGTCATCCGCTCGCTGTCGACCTCAACATATCCGTTCACATCCTTGAAGGTGTGTGCCCTGTTGTTGATGTACAGAGTTATCGTGCCGGATCCGTATATTTTAATGTACGGCAATGCGGTGAAATTCTCTGTGTTGTATATCGTGGCCGCCTGTGACAGTGTGATTGCTTTCTGCCCGGCATACGAGTATTTGAATGGGTGACAGGTGAATGTCAGGTCTATCTTTCCAATGAGCATTGCCGCCACGTCCTGAGCTGACATCTCGCTCTCGAAGAGGGCTTCTCTGAAATAGCCCTCCTCGTAGGTATCATCCAGTCTCTTGTAGCCCGGCTCCTTTGAGAGCCATCCTGCAATGGCTCTCGCTGTGTCTTCAATCGAAAAATCGTTATTGTCGTCAAGCATCATGAAACAGCTGTATTTTTTTGAGAAATCGCTATACTCACCATTGTCAAGTTCGTCTGTTTTGCCATTGTAGACGATATTTCCTCTTCCCGGGATATTGATTTTTTCAATCACCGGCTTAGGAGCTCCAAAGACATTATTTTTTGAATTGATTGCTAAACCATATTCCAATGAACTGTGTCCATTGTATGTAAAGCTGTTAATGTAGTCCTTAAGCATATGCTGCCTCATCCCTTTCTTTAATCTGTGCAGCCACCTCGAGCACCTCTTCTGTGAGCTCTCTGATATCCTGCTTTCTGTTGTTATAGAAATTTTCAATCTTCATTTCTACCTTTGTGTCTCCTGCTCCTCTCTTGCTGAGTGCCTCGTCAAGAGTCCTGTTCTTGGCTCCGTCGGTCAGAGGTGTGACGATGGTTTGTCCGTTTACTACCTGCAGTATCTCTGGTCCTGCCTCAGCTACGATTGCCTGTCCTTCCTTCAATTTTCCACCTTTCGCAAGCCTAGGGAGTCTTAACCTTCCGATTTTGCTGATTGAAACTCCGGGTATCTTATTAATTAATCCAATAGCTCCGTTAATCAGTCCAATGGCTCCGTTAATGGTGTTCTGAATCATGCTGATTACTCCGTTGATTCCTGCCTTTACGGAGCCGCTTATTGCTCCAGCTATTGATGTGCCTAGCCTTGTAAACGTGTTCTTGATCGTGTTCCAAAGTCCGGAGAAAAATGAACCAAAGTTCGAAAATACTGCTCTGACTCCATTCCACGCTGCTCCGAACGTATCTCTGAAGAACGAGCCGACAGAGCTGAATATCGTCTTGACTGCATTCCAGAGTGTCTTAAAGTAATTTACAAAGCCGGAAAATATATTTTTGATTTCATTCCATGCTCCCTTGAAGTCTCCTGACAGCACGTCCTTGACGACTGCGAACACTCCCTTGATTGCAGTCCATATGGCTGAGAAATATGCCACTACGACATCCCATACCGCCTTGATGATGTTCCAGGCATTACGGAAGAACGACCCTAGCACCTCGCCTACTACAGAGAATACGACCTTGATATTCTCCCAGATAAGTGTGAAATACAGTACGGCCACATCCCATATTCCCTTGATTGCAGTCCATGCTACATCAAAGAAGCCGCTTAGCACTGTTCCTACTACCGAGAAAATAACCTTGATATTCTCCCAGATAGCCTCAAAGTACGGTGATACGAGGTTCCATACAGATTGAATGATGCTCCAGCAATCAGAAAATATCTGTGCTATGTCAGAGCCTATCTGCCTGAGCGTGTCGACCGCTGCCATGATATACGGCTCTATCAGAGCCCATATCTCCTGTGTCTTGGTCCATATGGTTTCAATGAAGCCCTTGATTGCTTCAATAATCGGCTCAAGGAATGATTTAATTGCTTCAAACACTGAATTGACAGCATCCCTGAACCATTCGCACTTGTTATACAGCGCGACGAAAATCGCTATCAGTGCCGCCACCGCCATAATCACTATCATGATAGGGTTCGCGGCCAGAGTTGTGTTGATTGCCGCTATCACAGGCTGTAAGAGCTTGGCAATGTTGATAATGCTCGAGACTGCCGTGCATAGCTTGCCAATGATGATGAGTACCGGTGCCAGCGCCGCAAGTACTGCTATGACTGTTAAAATTATCTGTTTGGTGCCTGAATCAAGGTTTTTGAAATTTTCAGTGGACTCTTTAACCTTTGCACTCACTGATGCAATCATCGGTTGAAGCATTGCAAGTGCCTCTTGTCCTAAATCCGTTGCTGTGTTCTTTATCTGATTTAGTGCTTTCTTGGCTTTATTGCTGTCGGTATCCAGTTTGTTAAAAGCGTCTGTCGTTGCGCCCGTGCTGTCATTCATTTGTGCAAGCACATTGTTAAACTCGTCTGCTCCATTTCCGAGTAACACCATAGCCGCTTTACCTGCTTCGCTACTGCTCCACAGGTCACTGAAGCTCTTGTTGTTTTCGTCAGCATATTGCTTTAATATTGCGAGAATATCAGACAGTGAATTTCCGTCAGCACTCAGCTGTGAAAATGACTTTCCGGTCTTTTCTCTCAGGATCAGGTCGACCGATGTTCCTCCTTTTCCCAATTCGTTAAGCATTGAGTTGAGGTATGTTGTACTTTCAGCCGTGGCAATACCTTTGGCTGTCATATCAGCGTATGCAGCGCATAGCTGGTCTATCTGTACATTATTTGCATTTGCCGTTGGGATTACTTTACCCATTGCACTTGCAAGCTCATTAACAGTGGTTTTACCAAGGTTCTGTGTAGTGATGAGCATATCGCTTATATGCTCCGTTTCACTTGCTTCAAGCCCGTATGCATTTAAGGATGTTGTAAGTATGTCTGTAGCGGCTGCTGTATCCGTGAAGCCCGCCTTTGCAAGCTTGCTGGCATTGGCTACGAAGGTTACGGCATCTGCTGTGTTCACGCCTCCGGATATAGCATTATATACAGACTCAGCTATATCATTTGCCGACTGTCCTGTGTCGTCGGATAGTTTAAGTATGGCTGAGCTCATATCATCCATAGACATTACGCTTGAATCGGCTATTGTTGATACTTTTGCCATTGCATCCTCGAAGCTTGATGCGCTTGCTATTACAGCCGTGCCTACTGCTGCCGCGGTAGCGCTTACAGGTTTGAGTTTTTCACCCACTCCGGTTATCTTATCGCCCGCCTTTTTGAAGCCATCTGCTACATTGTCGAGCTTTTGATTATTAAACTCTTCTGTTTGCTTCTTAAGACTTTTAAGATCCTGCTCCGTCTGAACTATCTCACGCTGTATCTCTCTGTACTGTTCCTCGCTGGCTTCGCCCTTTTCAAACTGTGCCTGCACCTGTTTTTCTGCCTCTTTGAGCACATTCAGTTTTTCTTTGGTCTGATTGACCGATTCAGCAAGGAGCTTCTGCTTTTGGGCTACAAGCTCTGTATTCTTAGGATCCAGCTTGAGCAGCTTATTGACTTCCTTGAGCTCACTCTGCAGGCTTCTGCTCTTTTTGTTCACATCATCAATGGATTTTGTCAGATTGGTGGTATTTCCGCCTATCTCGATTGTGATTCCCTTTAATACGCTTTTTGCCATTTAGCTTTTTCTCTCCTTTCCGAATTTTTCTCTCAGAGACTGCCTGTCAGGTTTCGTCTGTGTGATTCGCCAGCAGTTATACAGGTACTCTCTGCCCTTCTCTGTCTGATTCAGGCTATAGATGTATGCCTCTCTCATATAGAAGAGATACTCATCCAGCTCCATCAGCTGTATTTCATTCAAATTGAGCCCCGTGTAATCCATAACAAGCTTCTCTCCCTTTGTCTTGAGTAGGAAGTGTGATTTTTCCCCGAAGTCGTCCGGATAATAGGGCAGTTTTAGTTTGGGTCCTTAGATACTCCCTGCACGAAATTCATATACTCGGTGATGAATATACTCATTTCCTCGAAATCGTAATTTTCCGATATGATTCTCGGTGATATCTTTTTCTTCTGCAGATTGTTTGACATGGTCTCTGCCACTACCTCTGCCATGGTGTCCATTGCATCATCGAGTGAAATCTGGCTGGTGTCTAAGCTCTGTACTGCTGCCAGCTTGTGGAATGTAGCCTTGACCGGCATCTTGACTGTGAGCTTCTCGCCCTCCTTGTGGATTATTTCTCCATTCTTTCCCTTGATGTCATAGTCCTTGAGTGTGACGTGGAAAAATCTCCTCTTGATCTGATTGAAATTTAGTGCGTAGCTTGCCATTTTCTTTCCTTTCTTCTGAAAAGCGGCAGCTCAGACCTACTGTGCTGCCGTACATTTTTTATTCTTTCGAGTCCACTACCTGGCTTGCAGTGCCGCTCTCCTCGTAGAAATCGATAAGGGTGCCCTCCTCATCCATCGGCTCTGCTTTAAACTCTGCATCTGTGACAGTTTCCTTGTCCTTTGCAAAAGCGAGTGAAAAGCCTGCCTGATTGCTTCCAACAATCATCACGTAAAGGTCTCCGTCGACCGGATCCTCGTAATGGAAGCAGATAACATACTTTTCTCTTCTCTGATTAGAAATTCCGCCGAATTTCACTCTCTTGTATGTTTTCTTATTTTTTCCTGTGAACTCGCTGACGCGTGCGGTGTCGCACATCTGCTTGAATACCTGCGAGTTAAATGTCATAATACCTGTCTTGAGCGTTACCTCTTCCTCGGTCATGACGGTCTTGCTCTTTTTACCGGAGTCATCCTTGGCTGTGTAGTATGATGGCTTGTACTCAAGCGTAGCGCCGCCGGAGATATATGCCATTCTGTTCGTTTCTTTACAGAATTCTGTCGGATCCGGCACTGTTCCTGAGAATGTCTCAATATGCACATTTCCCGAACCTAAGATAATTTGTTCTTTCTCTTCCATCTTTTTCTCCTTTTCAAATTTTTTCGGTGATGTTAAAGTCGTATGACGTCTGTACCATGTTCTCGCTGTCAATTTTCACCTGGTTCTTTCTGAATTCAACATCAAACAGAACCTCGCGCTCAATTCTTGATTCAATTGTTTTGTCCGGCTTTCTGTCAGTGTACAGCTCGAATGAAGCACTTATGTCTCTAATCATATTCTTCTGATCAGAGCCACGCTGTGTCTCATCTATCAGGTAACAGATGTAAGGTAATGTGGGTGCCGGTGTTCTGCTTGTTATTGTGAACTCATTAAGAGCCATCGGAAGATTGAGCTTCCTGAAGCGCTCGATGATTGTATCCAGTGTCATAGTCTTTCTATCCCTTCGCTTATTCCTTTAACGAAACGCTCCTCTGCTTCTTTCTCGACAGGAGCGATGTGTTCAAACGCTCTGACTCTGCCCGAGCCATTGCGCTTTACGTGGCCTTTTTCAAGCAGGTGTGTCAGCTGATAGTGCTTTTTGTTGTAAACGGAGTATGTGACCTCTCCGGTCAGCTTCGAGACTCTTTTCTCTCTGATTTTGGAGTCCCAGTCTTTGGTATACTTTCCGGTTCTTTCCCGGTATGGTCCGCCCTTTTTCAGCTCGTCGGATGACCACTCTGCAGTGTCCTTTGCCTGTTCATTGACTATCTCTGTGACTGCTCCTGTGTAGCCCTCCATGAGCTTGTTGAGGGTTTCCGCAAGCTCGTCTGATGTGATTTTAACCTCCATACCTGCCTACTCTCTCTGCCGCATACAGTTCTATCCTGTCATCGTTTCTCGGTCCGTATGTACGGTATATGGTGAGGCGCTTGCCGTCGTATATGCACTCCGGCTGCCCGTCATATTCGTTATTCCAGACTGTGAACTTATTTGAGGCCTTGAAGCCTCTCTCTCCTGCTGCCACGAATTCATCCCGGCCGGTGCTTTCGACTTCCGCAAAAACTTCTGTCTTCTCGTCAGTTTCATCAGTCTCGCCCGGATGTATAAGAGTAATTAATGCATCCATAGCGTCACTCCTTTGGCCGTCTGTAATTTCCGCCTTTAATTTTGGTGAGTGTCATGTTGTAGCACTCAATCAGGCGCTCGTAATCGCTGTTGATTGAGTAATTTGCCTTAACGTAATTAAGCACCGCCTCAATCACGAGAGGGTCTTCCAGCTCATCAATGTATGTCTGATGTACTCCGATTCTTTTTAAGTCTGTGAGTGCGACATCGATAAGCTGGCTTATGTCATCGTCCAGCATGTCAGTGGAGCTTTTTCTCACTCTGATTTTAGCTTTGTCTAGCAATTCCTCTCTCGTCATTTAAGCTTCTCCTTTTACGCGCCCGCTTTCTTTACACGGATAAATCCATTCTTGGAAGCTACTGAGCCTCCTACGAAGATATCTGCACGGTAAGCAACCTGTCCCTGCTTGAACTTGTAGTCGGTTGACTTTCTAGCATCGATATCAGAGAAGATTGCAAGCTCGTAGTTCTCAAGCGGTCCGTATGCCATCTCGTAAGAGCCTGCTGCTGTAGCCGGATCCGAAATGGCCTTGCATGCGCTGTTGATAATGTACGGTACTCCGTCAATGGTTCCTGTGTTGCCGTGGTTTACGATCGTGTAAACCTTTCTGCCCTGCTTGTCTCTGAGCTTTGCAAAGGCCTTAAGGTCTTTCTTGTTGAGAATGAGAACCGCGATGTCCTCGACCTCTTCCTCTCCGCCATAGCTGTAGATGATTTCATCGAGGGTATCTGATGCAATCTCTGTGATTGTGGTGATATCCGTCTTAGGATCAATGACCTGCTCATTCTCCTGTACCGGATTGTAGAAAATACCTTTAAGCTTTGATGTTGTACCATCTCCGATAAGGATCTGACGGCTGATGTATCTCCTAATAGCCATGGTCACGGATGACTCGACTACTCCGTCATAGTCAGCATCGGGAAGCTTGATCATCTCCTCAGGCTCCTCTGTGTATGCTGTGATCTTCTCTTTCTTGATTGTCACATATCCAAATTTTGGCTCGGTCGGGTTGTAATCAGCGCCCTCTTCTGATGTGTCGGCGCCATCTCCGTATGACTCAACATATCCTCTCTGATAAGTCTCTCCACCCGGTAATGGGATGGTCTTAACCCTGTCGATTAAGCTTGATACATCGTTAAAGGTTGGCTTCAGGTCTGATGCCTCGTGTGATGGGAGCACCGTCTGAGCTGTGGATAGAGCGTTTTTTATCTTTTTCGACACGAGCTTTGCAGCAAATTTTACTGTATTGCCGTTTTTGATCTTTTTTCCGCGCTCTGAAATCTGGTCAAGTGCTCCATTTGAGCCCTCACCCTTATTTGTGTCGTCATCAGAAGCTCCTGCCTCTGACGCCATGGTTGCAAGTCTCTGTCTTGCCTTTGCGTCCTGGAGGATGCCGTTGATAATGTCAGCCTCCTCAAGAATCTGGTCAAGCACATCGCCCTCTTCATTCTCAGCGAATGAATTAAGCTCTTTGAGTCTTGCTTTTAAGTCTTTTGCGCTCATTTTCATGAGTGCGTCTTTAGTTAGTGCTGTGTACATGTTAATCTCCTTTCGTGAAGTTATTTATTGTGATTTTTTTGATTTGATCACGCTTTTTAGCGTTGTCTGCAGCGTCTTTGTTCTTTCGGGCTGAATCCATCGTTTTTTTGACATTTTCCGGAATGTCAGCATAATCTGTGACTGCTGCCGCGTATTCTTTTGTATCTCCTACCTCGATATCGAAGTATTCAGAAGCATCGGCTCCGTTCAGCCATGTCTCTTTGTCCATAAGTTCCTTGATGGTGTCGATAGATACACCTTCTTTCAGGTGTTCTGCATAGATATTCACAATGCCTGTGGATATCTGGTCTAGGTCATCTGCTATCTTTCGCAGTTCTTCCGCATTACCTGTCGCTGACGTCCACGGATTGTGAATCATCAGAAATGCATTTGACGGTATCGTGGGCTTATTGGAGCCTGCGAATGCAATTACCGAAGCTATCGAGCCGGCAAGTCCATCAACGTATACGTTCACCTTATTGGACTGTGCATGGCGCCTCAGCATGTTGTAGATTGCTATTCCGGCAAATACCGAGCCTCCACCGCTGTTGATATATACATTCAGGTCCTTGCCCTGCTGCTCGTTAAGGAAATTCTTGATTGCATCCGGATACTGGTCTTCATCCTGCCATGCTCCCCACCAGTCGGAAACGATATCTCCGTAAAAAAACAGGTCGGCGCATGTATCTGTTTGATTTTTGATTTCCAAGTTTTTAAATAATGGCACGTTAATCACCTCCTGTCTGATTTGCTCCGCTATTGGAATTACTACCAGAGCCTATCTGATATATGCTCTGTTCGTCTGCCTTGACATAATTGAGAGATACCATTCTTACATCGCCGTCCTCAATCGGTTCATAGTACAGCAGCTCTCTGTACTCGTTGATGGTGATTATTCCACGGTCGAAGAGCTGAGCTCCGATGTTCGTCCTTGTCTGCAGTGAGGCACACTGCAGTCTGTCAGCGGTGAACACTATCTTGTTACCACACCCGCGCTCACGCTCTGTTAACAGTTTGAAGGTGCACTCAAGTGAAAGCTGTATCGCTATCGGTTCAATCACCGACTCATAAAATGCATTCCACTCTGCCTCATCGAACAAGCTCATGAGAATCTTGTCATTGCAGTTGTAGTATCTGTAAATATTTTCTCGCAGGAACTGGCTCTGCACTGTCGGTATGGTCTGTGTCTTCTGATTGATTTCGTGGAAATCTGTCGAAGAATCAAGACCGCCAAGACCGCCCTCGTTGGATGCGTCCATATATGCTTTTTGGAAGTTCACAACCTTCTCTTTCAGCTCATCCTCGTCGATGAAGTTGTTATATTTCAGATATCCCTTGAGATTTGCCGACTGTCTGACCACGTTTCTTAGTGATTCTGCTGTCACATCCAGCAGCTCCAGCGAGGTTTTGAGCTGTGCATCGGGTGGAGTACCTAAGAATCTCTTTTTGTTGTAACGTGATTTCAGGTGTATGACCGCCTGATATGGCACCGTATATTCCTTGCCGTCATAGTCCCACGTAAACTTGAAAAACGTGTTGCCCTTCTCGTCATCCCATATGCGGTGTGATGTGGTCGTAATGGGATTTATGGACTTCACCTTTGTGAAATCGTCATTGTAGAATATGACTGCAAAGGCATTTGATCTGTATACCAGGTCTGATGCCATCTTGTAGAGTGCGTCATACGGTGTCATTTCCGGACTCCATCTTAGCGATAGCAATCTTGCCAAATAGTCGTCTCTGACAGTCAGCCCCTTGGCATCATGCCTTACAAGCTGTGGCTTAAGCTTTCCGCAGTTTGTGCCTATGCAGTTTGCAATGGCTCCAACTATATCACTCTCGTATAGATCGCTACTCGGCTGATACTCGCCTCGTGATATGAGCAGAGGCATGTATTTCCATTTTTTAAAATTGGCCAAATCTTTAAGAATTCCCGTATGTCTCACCCCTTTCCTATCTGCCTCAGTATCATGCTACCAAAAAAAGCCGGTCAATTCTGATATGATTGACCGACTTATCTTTTTATGTTTTTTAACTGGTTTCCGTACTCCTTGTGGTACTTCATCTTGACTGTCAGTGCATCTATCACTGCCATAGCTCCATCTATGTGTGCCCGGGGCTCTATCTTTACAGGCTTCATTCTTGAATCGTTTATGTCTATGTCTACGGCTACATTCAGGAAATGAGCCTTTAGCAGATTGTTGGCACCGATTTCAATCTTTTTGTCCTTTAGGTTGCCCTCGAATGCGTGCAGGACCGGTGTGAGGTTGGTGCCCTGGTATACATCATCCACCTTGAAGCCGCTTTCCTTCATGTCCTGTATCAGGTATTGTGAGGAGTAACGGTCGTAGCCTGTCATGAGCGGCTTGATTTTGTATATCCGAACCAGGTCTATGAACCATTGGAACACATCCCTGTACTGAATCTGATTCTCTCCGGATATTCTCAGGAAGCCCTGCTGCAAAAATATGTCATACGGCACTCCTTCCTCTTCGATTGCCACCTTGTAACGCTCAAGTGGCATCCAAAACTGCGCGAAGATGTAATCAATGCCGTCCTTTTCTATGTCGACTGCTGCCGCCGTAAGGTCTGTTGTCTTAGACAGATCGATGCCGCCGACACAATAGTATCCCTTGAAATCTTCAAGGCTCAGCTTCACAGGTGACTTGTCCGCTTTCTTGGTCTGGCATCGCTCCACATCCTCGTAGCTCAGCCATGCAACAGAGCTGTTCTGCTTGATGTTGCAATATTTGCAGAGAAACTCTGATTTTTTCGACAGTGAGCCTTTTGCAATCTTGATTTCATCAATGTAGAATGACTCCGGGATTGCAACTCCCATGTTCGGGCTTGCTTTCCTTAGTTCATCTATGTTGTCCCATTTTTCGATGTCGTCAATCATGTACAAAAAAGGCAGAAATCGTACTTCCTGTGATGAACCTCTCAGAAACGCTGTCGCACGCCTGAAAAGCTCATCAAAGATACCGTCATTGACATAGCCGGCCGTAGATGTTGAAATGGTCAACGGCTCGTTTCTTGTGCCGGTACCGGATTTCATTACTTCATACTGTTTCAAGCCCTGCGGTCCCGGCCATGCTTCCATCTCATCATTGATGGTACATGATGGGTTAAAACCATCCGCTTTCTTGGCATTAAATGCAAGCTTCTTGATTGTCGTGTTCAGGCTCTCGATGTAGATGTCGGAGCGCCTTTTCTTGGTCAGTTCATTTAGCTCGTCATCTGCCTGTACTATCTGGTAAAAGTCATTGTACACAATCTCCGCCTGGTCTAATTTTGGTGCAAGGCAGTAGAGCTCACCGCCGTACTCTCCATCAACAAATGCACTGTACGCCATAATGGCCGCAGCTAAAATGCTCTTGCCGTTCTTTCTTGCGATGAGGATGAATACTTCCCTGAACTGCCTATATCCGGACTCCTTATCAATGATACCGAATATTGTAGACACAAGAGCCTTCTGCCATAGCTCCAGCTTGATGAGGTCACTCCTTCCTTTGTTGTGGTGGCAGAAACTCTCTATGAAGTTTATGGCTCTTTGTGCCTTGCTGTCATCATACAGCCAGCGCCCGGAGTCAATTCCCGCAATTATGATGGTGTAGAGGAGTATGATCCATTCTCCGGCTATTATTTCGCCTGATGTAATTTTCTCATAATACTCACGGATATAGCCGCCCTGCTGCTTTTTCCTTCTTGGCATATTACTCTCTCATGGCCGCAAGCCTTGATACCTTTTTCTTCTCGTGTACCGGAAGATAGTCTATCAGACTGTTAATGATGCTCGAATACTGCTTGGAATACTTGTCGTAAATTGTGGCTGACGGATGTGCCTTGGTGAACTTCTGAGCCGCGTTCCTGGTCTCAATCGTAAGCCCCTCTTTTTTGAGCTCCTCTTTTGCCTGATAGCATGCCACTTTTAAAAAAGCAGCTTCATCAATCAGTGAAAAAATGAGTTCTTTTCGCGCCGGATCGTCTACGCTCTCGAAAAGCTTTCTAAGATTTTCTATCTCTTTTTTGATTCTTGCGCTTGTCAGCTTATTTACTCTTTTTTTAGGTTTTGTCGGGCTTTTTTGTGTTTCTTCTGTCAATTTTATCCCCCCTCTTATTGTGCGCGACCTTGCGGAGTAAAATTTAGGTTGCTCCCTCGGTTCCTATGGCGCCGTGCCATACGCGCACCCCGGGGGGTGCTGTCGCGCAAAATTATTTCTGTGTGTTCGATTTGTGTTCGATTTGAATTATATTGCCGTATTCGTCGAATCTGTATCGCTTCTCATACTTGCTCTTATGCTCTTCATTGTGGTGCCTTGCGCAAAGAAGCTCAAGGTTGTCGAACGACAATGTAACTCTTGGGTTGTTAATATTCTCAGGTGTGATATGTCTCTTGTGGTGTACAATGATTCCCGGCTCGACATCCTTGAGTGTTATCCTGCCCTCTGCCAGCTCCTTTGTACAGCGCTCACACATGCCACGCTGCAGCTTGTAGTATGCATCGCGTGTGTTCTTCCATGCCTGTGAGTGATAGAAAGCCTGTGCGTATTCCTTGGCCATGTTCTCTCCTTTGTGCTTATGATACTATGTGTTGTCGTGTGATTGTGATACATCTATCATGTCCATGTGTACAGCCACTAGGTACATGAGCCTTGATCTGTAGCGGTAGAACAGAGACCTGCAGACCATAGTGTCACCCAGCATCTCCCAAGGTGTATTGTACTGTATACTCTCATATAGCTTGTCTATGAGAGCCTTGCGTGTAGATGCTGTGAATCCGTCAAGCTTCAGTTCTTTCATGGCAGCTTTTATAGCATTGTCCACCTTGATATCAAACGCTGTGGCTGTGCCTCTTCTGATGCGCTTCTTTCTCTCCTTGTCTGAGTGTATGAGTGCCTTAACTATTCTCTTGTAATCTTCTCCAAGGTATTCCATCGTGCCTCCTCAATTCCTAACCATGCGAGCGTATATGTAAAATGCTGCATTGATACCGTTATACTTGACCTCCGCATCCAGGAACTTGTAGCCCGGATATGCTTTGGTGAGCTCTGCCTCTAATACTGTGTGGTCTTTGGCCATCCTCTCGACACGGCGCTTCTTGAACTTGCTATAGCTCTTTGTTGGTTCCGGTGGCGTCTTTAGGTTTCTTGAGCTCACCCACCTCTTGGTGCCGTGTGGATTTCTTGATATATATTGTCCTAAACCTGTGATGAGAAAATCATCATCGGGTGATATTCTTCGTGTGTTGGGTCTGTCGCATTTATTCCAGAGCAATTCCAGTTCGTCTCTATCCATGCCGTCTCCGGTCATGAGAATGTGGAAATGTGGTCTCACATACCCATCAAATGCAAGCACGTATATGTACTTGATGTTTCCAAGTCCTTTTCTTTTTCTCCGGTAATTTATCTTTGCAATAAAATTCTTGATATCTTTCCTGGCCCTCTCTTCGTCTGTTGGGAGCATGTTATCATTCCACCCAAACGTGCACCACAAGTCACCTTTTCCAAAGTTGATATTCGCAAGTCTTATTAGATACCGCCTTGCATTTTTATCATTCAGATTTCTTTGAGCTTTGCTTGATGGTCTCTTCTTGGTCTTTGGCATGTCACTGAGCCTTGGGTAGCTTGGGTATATCTGAGCTTCAAGGAGAGTGGTCTGTGACTTTATGTTGGTGCACTTCGTGGTGGCTGTTCTGTACAGGCAGTTTACCTTGCCCTCTTTGAGAAGCTTCTCAAGCCTCTCCTCCTCGGTGTCATCTATGTATTTTTTAAAAGCCTCTTCGTAGTCGTAGTTGTCGTATCTTCTCATACTCTTAAATATAAAAATCCCTCATATGTTAATACCCATTACAAGGACGATAAAGAATTTTTATCTACTATATTATGGGTTTACTGCTGCCTCTGTGCCGCTCTCATCTTTCTGTTGTATTCAGCCTGATACAGCAGCTTTTTGTCTGTTGTCAGAACGACTCGTTTAAGAGTTGTCTCATACTTTTTTAATTTTTCGCACGTTTGTTCCCATTCTTTCCATGTTTCTTTTTTCACGCTATCTTTTTTCATGATTTTTCCTTTCTATATATGTAGAGACACAGCCTGCTTGTGCAAGCTGTGTATACATGTCTTATAGTATTTACAGGCCGGTGTGCATGCCTTATCAGGTTCATATGCACATCTTATAGGTTCTATGGGTTTTACTCCGCTGTAAGTCATGCTGTTCAACTGCTGCCTCCTAAGTTAATCTTCGAACCGGGCATGTATCGCAATGCTCTTCTCCCATTCTGTTATATGCCTCGTCATCCGTTGTCAGTGGATACTGTGACGGCCATTTGCAATATTCATCACATATCCTGTCATGGATATCTTCAAGAATCTGTGAAAGAGACATGTCTTCCTGTTTCTCGTGTTGTCTCATCTCTGTCATCTCCCTTCTCGTATCCCATGCACTTTATTGGTCTGCTTGGTTTGCCGCATTTCTCGTAATACCTACAGTTTATGCATTTATTTCCGTTCATTGTGTTTCTCCTTGCTTAATTCTTCAAGCCTTCCGGATAAAACAAGCGCAGTCGCTTCAATCACAACCCTCATAATTTCCATGTCTAGCGTATCCCATGATATATGTGTGCCTTTTCTCTGCCCTGCTGTTTTTTGAGTAGTCATCTGTATAAGTCTATATACGCTGGCTTTTAGCTCCGGAATATTTTCTTTCTGTCCTTTGTCCATCAGGCATTTCCACATTAAATCCTTGATGCCATTTGCAGGATTACTCTTCATTAGTCCCGGCTCTCCATTCTGCCTCGCTTTCTATTACTTCTCCCTCTCTGATATTCACTATGTTCTGACAGCCACAATGTGGGCAGTCGAATGCCTCAAATGTCTTTGATGCTTTTTTCAGACATTCCAGCGCTCCTATCTTTTCTGCCGCCAAATATCTATTTTCCTTTATTAATTTGAATCTTTTTCCACATATTTTGCACTTCATATTATTATCCTCCTGAGGTAAAGGGAGCTGGGTAAGGGCTCCCTTGTGTGTTAAATGGCTTACAAATCAGTTTTCGTGATATAAATAATTCGCATGCCAAGTTTCTTTCGCTTTCGCAGGTGTTTCAACCTATAGTTCGTAGTGAGGCGTCTCTACCCAGTAGAAATCTACTCCCGAAAGGAGCCTTAAGACCTCAAGCTCCGGCTTGTAGGCGGGACTCGTGAAGCATATCCCGACTGCCATCTCGTCATTACATGACACGAGCCAGTCTCCGTGCACTGCGAAGGTGCTTGGTGGATTTTCGTCATCACGGCACTTATATGGGTTGACCATGGCCAAGCGCGCGTCGTTGATGAGGCGTGCTCCGCCCGGTGTCTTTACTACCGTCATCATATTATCGTTCTGCATGATCTTAATCGGTGAGATTAGTGCTTCCTTTGTATCCTCCGCCATGTCCCACAGGAGCGGTTTTCTTTCTGTTTCAAACTGTGGGTCGTGTCCTTTCTGGTATGTCATGAACTCGCCCTTTTCCGGTGCAAGACCACATGTCTTGATTACGGTACCTAAAAATTCTTTTGTGATTTTTGCTTTGTCAGCTTCCACCATCCAGCCGGTACCGTTTAGGATGTACATGCCTTTCTCTGTGAGACCGAACTTGACGCCCCACGTTTTGTAATCAGTTTTTAAAATTTTTTCTAGTTTTGCGCAATCTATAAACATTCCGTCCCTCCTATTCCTGCGATATAAAACATGTCCTGATGTGTCTGATTCTGTATACCGACTGACTGCAGCCTCCGTAATCACAGCATGCATATTTCTTTATGCGGTTTAATAATTTCTGCAATGTCATGTATTTCTCTGCGAGCACGACCTGTGTGTATGTGAGTCCGGTTTCTGCCAGCTGCTGCACTTGTTCATCTGTCCAGTTCTCCATGGCTCTCTTTTCCATCTGCAGAACCCTCAGCAGACCTATATCTCCTTTTTCCTTGATAAGCAGCTTAAGCTTTTCCTTTCTGATGCCGAGAAATTCATCCGGTCTTGTTGCTGTTTCGTCTTTGATGATTCCATACTGGCATTTGACAAGTCTCTCAGCTACTCCTATCAGGTGCATCTTCACGAGCATCTCAAGCTGAGGTGTGCGCATGTAGCACTCAAGGTACTCAACCGGATTGCATACGCTCATGAGACTGTTTGTGTATTCCTTCATAGCACTGTATTGAAACATGGTCCCTGTCATCTCATCATATGTCTCCGGCAGGATTGGCCCGGAATTGATTCTGATGCTTGACAAGCCATACAGATTGCAATCATCCCAAAAGTCTTTTCCTACATACGGATCATGCTTGTTGTAGTCAACCTGCACCTTTTTGCCGGGTTCGAAATATGCCCTTGCCAATTCAACCCCCGACAGCTTTTCATAGGCATTGTACATTTCATTGCCGTTCTCGCCGGCAATAAAGCCTAGTGTCCACTCTTTTTTCACCTGTATGTACCTCATAACAAAGCCATTGTCCTTATATTTCTGCCCAAGAAACAGATACCGGGTTTTTCTGATGCTGCCTTTTACTTTTCCTTTGCACTTGTACTGTCCGCGTGCACCACACATAGGACATGTGCCGAAGCTGTTCTCTCGCGGCTCTTCTATGTTTCTCTCAAACTGGTCCTCGTATGCTCCACTGCTTTTCCATCTTGCAGTGGTCACACCGCCACACTTACTGCAGGCTATGTCAGCCCGACTTCCATGCTTCTTGTAATATAGAAAGTGCTCATCATGGAAATACACGTGATCGGCTCTGTACAGTATTGCTTTTTCAGGTAGCGCTTTGGTGTTTGCCTGTCTGTCCTTCAGCGCTTCCTGCCGCCTCTTGTACTTGCGCTCTGCTCTGTTTGTTCTTTCTTTTGATGTGATGTTGCCCTCACATTCAGCTATGTGCTCCCACCAACGAGTATCGTTGTATATCTTGGTGCCGCAAAAGTTCTTTATCCTCTCAAGGTCTTCCGGGCTCTGCAGGATATTTTCATCTGTCAGGGTTCCCCCGGTGTATGTTTCCATCCATATTGGTCTGTAATATTAAACCTGCTGGCGCGTCCATATATTTTTGTCCGGCCAGTACGTTCCGAAGTCCTTCTTGGTAAGTGTGATTCTCACCACAGGAATCTTTTTTGACTCCTTTTTATTTTCGTACACCTCAAGGAGCAGGTGTTTTTTATGTCCTATAATCTTGATTGCAGTAACCCCAATGTACTTTGCAGATTTTTTTCTGCTTATCTTCTGTAGTCCTAGGTATGGTATTTTTTCTATTGTTTTTTTCTTCATCTGTAGTGCCTACTTTCCCATGTAGTAGTCAGTGATTATCTTCTTGGCTCTTGCCATGCCCGGGATACCGAGCGTGACTTTGCTCGCCGATACGCCTGCTGCCTTGATGATATCCTTGTCCACCGTCTGCTGATTCTTGAAGGACCACATCAGGATGGCGGCTATACAGCCCTTCAATGTTTTGCCTTTCTTTCTGACATTGTGAGCCAGGAGCTCATTCTCCATGCATTGTCCTCTTAGGTACTCCACCCAGTCCTCCATGATTTCCTTTGGCTTAAGCTCTGCTGCCTCGACATCAATCTTGCCGAGTGCCGCCGTGAGCTTATCGCACAGCTCCGGGATTTCTCCGTTGGTGTATAGGTTCACGAAATCGGCCTGTATTCCATTTTCTTTTGCCACTACCTTGAGGGATTCTATGTCACCCTCGTTAAGCAGGTTTTCTGCAAGCTCATTTATCTCACTAAACGAATCAAATTCTCCAAACTTATCAAACATATGGTTTCTCCTTTAAAAAACTCCATTTATCGTATTTTCGCTCTGCATCCGTAAAATCCGGATAAAACTCATCCAGATATGCTCTGAACATGCCGAGCATCTCTTTTCTATTTCCACTGTTGCCGTTGTCCAGCATATGATGGTGGTACCGGCATCCGACTGCTCCGTTCTGTCTGATGCCAAGTCCCATTGAAGAGCGTGGTATGTAGTGCATTATGTCCATTACGCTTCTCGAAAGGACTTCTGCCGGCGGCATCTTATAGCCTATCTGACAGAATATGCATTTGTAATTGTCGCGCTCCATGATGGCAGTGCGCTCTATTTGTGAAAATTCAAGATATTTTGTATATTTAGGCATATGGATTTTCCTTCTTTTTGTGCTATAATATTTTTATGGTTTTTTCTTTTTATTGTTATTTTTTCACGCAGAGTCCGGTCAGGAAATTAGATTTTCCCGACCGGTCTTTTTTATGCCTCAATCTGCATGACATATGGTGTGTCGCTATTCATACGCTCATCTACGTCCTGAAGCATGATATCTGTCAGCTCCTTCAATGCCTCGAACATGCTGTCGGTGATGAGTCTCTTATCGTGTCTTTCCTTTACTACTCCGATTATGTAGCCGGCTGTGAGTGCAGCTTCCTTTACATCTGTGCTCTCCTCAATCTTTCCGATCATGCCGATGCACTTCTTAAATTCCTTGTACTGCTTCATTCCTGTTGTGTTCTTTTTGAATAATTTCATGGTTTTTTCTCCTTTGCTGTTAATATACCCAAACCCTCATTCCGAGTCTTGGCTTGTCAATTGTCTCAATAAATTTCACTATGAGTGAATCGAAGTCCTCTATCTTATCATGCGCTCTGACTCTTATACCCTCGTACAAGAGCTCGGCATCCTCATTCGTGGATCTGTACACCTCCATGTAAGATGCCGGGCCTATTCTGCTTGTTACCTCTTTTAGTTTGAAATCCGCTCTTTCCATCTTTATTACCTTCCTTTCGCCGGAAATCTTTTTGCTAAGTCTCTTGTTGCCATCTGAAATGCCTGCTCTCTTTCATCTCCTGTAGCTCTGATTATTTCCCGGCCATTCTGCAAAATCCTGATTGTGTGCTCTCCAGGCTTTTCTTTGAGCGCCATTGAGAGATGGTGCCGTTTCTGTCTGGGACTGAATGTCTCATAGAAGAGGTCTATCATTGTCTTCATACAGTTTTCCTTTCCGTGCTCCTTATTGGTTCAAAATTACAATCACTGATATGATGATTGATGCTATTGACGGCAGAAGAGAAATCCACCAGTATTTTTCTTCTGTCTTTTCTTTTTCGTAATCTGTCATTTCGTTCCTCTCCCCGGGCTTGCCGGAACACCGCACGAAATGGATTCATTGTTCACAAGAGGATTTGCTGTATATATGGGTAGTTTTGCGGTGTTCCGGTAAGCCCGGATATATTTTTTATTGATTCAGCATGCACTTCACTTCTGCCTTGAGTTCAATGAGGCTTGCAAGGTATGCCGCCTCTGCAAGGGCTTTTTCTCTCTTGAGGGCTTGATATTTCTCCTCGTTCCAGTCCCCTCTCATTCTCAGACAGAATCTGTTATATTCTTCATCCTTCCTGTTGTCTGCCTCATCTGCTTTATCTATTTTCTTGAGGATTTTCTCAAGTCTGAGTGATTCTTCCTTTGTCATGGCTTTTTCCTTTCTTATTCATTAAATCTCGCTTGCTTTTATCTCTCATCTGGCCTTATACTCTATTTACAGGATTTGATAATGTCCAAGTATTATGAAAGGAGGTTTGACTAATGAGTAAATTCGAATATTCCCTGTCTGATTCAGATATACAAGCAATTACTTTTGCGCTTGAATTGTTTCCTTCTCTTGAGCTCGAAGGTGATAATGAAATTCAAGCAAATATTAACTATCAACTTTGTTTGTCAGTAGGTCGCAAAATCATTCATCATGAGCCAAATATATCTGCAAACGAATTTAGAGTTGTTTATTGTGCTCTGCAGGCTGTCCAGCTTATTAATAGCAATGATTTAGATGTTGAAATTGATTCTGACATAAAAAAACAATGTAATACCTATTTTTTTACTGTTAATAAACTTGTTGCCGCTCTTGAGCCGTTTTTGCCTAAGCAATAATTAAACCGAATGTATTGATTACATTCTTCACAATTAGTCTTTACAAGCTGTTGTATTCTTTCAGCAGCTTGTTTCTTAAAATTGTTCATTCACTCTTCTTTCCTTTCCACATTGCTTTTTTTTAATGAGTCCCCAGAGCTTCGTAAACAATTACAAAAGCTGTAAGCGCCACGCACACAAACGCTACCCACGCTGTGTACATCTTATTTCCTGGTGATATTTTGTTCATAATTGCAATGCACGATATTGCAATTATGTAAACCAGGAGTAAAAGTATTACTTCATACATGGTTATTTCTTTTCTCCTCTTATCTCGTCTAATATTTCATGCAGTAATGCGGTCTGGTACATTATTTCCTTTCCTATAACAGAGTCCGGATCCATACATACCGACTTTCTTTTCTTTTTTGCTTTTTCTCTCTTGATTTCGTTTCTTTGCATTTCTGCAAACTTCGAAATTTCTTTATAAATTTGATTCCCCATATGGTTTTTCCTTTCATGACCTTATTTTTGGTTCGAAGTCTATTCAGTGATTTCATTGCCGCCTGCTGTTGCCTCAGCGGGCGGTTCTATCTTTATTCCGTATCTATTTACCGGATACGGAAATGGGTGACATTCGGTGTAGTTTTTCCATCTTTCGAACTGGTTTCTCATTTTTTCTAATATTTCGTGGACTTCTATGTTGGTTCTTCCGTTCGATATTCTTATCAGGGCATTGTAAGCCACTATGTCTTTTTCTCTTTCACGTTTTAATGATTCTGTAACGTCCATATATTTTTTCCTTTCCGCACTCTGTGCTAATGTCTGCCTTACCAGAGGACCTTTAGACATCTCGCCCTTGTATCATCCGGATACAAGGGCCTTTTATATTCAATGTTGTCTCTGCATCTCTCCCATTTCAGTATTTGTTTTATTTGTTCCGGTATCTCTTCCGCTTCCTGCTGTGTCAGTCCCAGCTCCACGGCTTTATCCAGTGCGTACTCTGCAATTTTGTTTATTCTTGCAAAGCTTTCCAGTTTCTCGTCTATAACGTTTTTTCTTTGCATGTGTCCTTCCTTTCATAGCCTGACCTTATTCATTGTCCTCGTGATCTCACCGTCTGCTCCTGTCAGGTACAGCACCGCGAGGACCGTCTCCAGCTTGACGCCATTCCTCAGCTGATGTGACAGCGCCTGTGGTGTTACATCAAGAAGGCTCGCTACCTGCTCCAGCTTGATGTTATCGTCGAACATCAGCTGTCTGCACTTGCTGGTGAGCTGCTTTCTCACGTCAATGATTCTTCTGTTTGTTGTTAGTTCTCTTACTCTTGGCATGGTTTTCTCCTTTCTGTTAATTATGCAGTATCTTTTTAAGTTACTCATGTGCAAAAAAAATTGCAACAGGGTTATCTATACCAAGCTTGTCTATCATGATTTCTATTTCATCGCTTCCGAAGACGCCTTTATTCATCTTCTCATAAAATGTCTTAGGAGTGATTCCAATCATCTCTGCCACATCCTTTTGTGAGTACCCATTCTTTGCAATTACACCTCGTAACTCGTCTGTCTTTATCACTCTATCACCTCCGTATCTTTTTAAGTTACTTTTACTATAACACTTTTTTGTAACTTGTCAAGTCATTTTTTATTGCATTTATAACATTTTTGTGCTATTATCAAGTTACATAATAAATAGAAGGGAGTGAGTGTATTGACCATAGGTGAAAGAATTAAAGAATTGCGTAGTTCATTTGGTTTTAGTCAAGTAGATTTTGCTGATAAAATTGAAGTATCAAAGCAGACTCTGTACAAGTACGAAAATAATATAATAACAAATATTCCATCTGATAAAATTGAATCTATCGCACATATTTGTAATGTTTCACCTGCTTATGTAATGGGATGGAGTAATAAAATAGAGAAAGATCCGTTTCCAGTCAGTAATAACGATAAGGTTATTCTTGATAAGTACCACCAGCTTAATGACAAAGGCAAGCAACGGCTCCTGGAGCGTGCCGATGAACTTATTGAACTTGGTTACGTTGCAAAAGGGGACGTACTGAAAGAGGCGTAAGGTACTCCGTTGAAAAAAATATTATAGAATTTAAGCTATAATTTGCGCCGGCGCAAATTTTTAACCATTTTGTTGACGTCAACAAAATAATATCTTATCAAGCAAAAAACACAAAAAGTACAACTTTTATCACAAAAATGTATTGACAGATAAACTTTTTGCATATATTATAGGTGTGTAAAAAAGTTTACACGTTAATAGTGCTCTAGGTTGTACGTCTCTCAACATATGGGAATGACCGAACCCTAGAGCTTTTTTATTACTATTTAGGAGGTAAACTATATGAAAACTGCAATTCTTGTTGACGGTGGCTTCTACCGTCGTAGAGCTCAGGCAGTGTTTGGTGACCAAACTGCACAGCAACGTGCTATTGAATTATCAGAATACTGCAAGCGACATCTAAGGATGCACGGTGAACATAGTGACCTGTATCGCATATTTTACTATGACTGTGCCCCATCTAATAAAAGGATATTCCACCCATTTAAACAACAACAGGTTGATCTTGGCAAAACAGAGCTTTATGCTTGGACTACTCAATTTTTAAATGAACTAAAAAAGAAACGTAAGTTCGCAATAAGATTAGGAAAACTTGCTGAAGAACAGGCTCATTACATAATTCGCCCTGATATGGTAAAGAAACTCTGCAATGGTCGTCTAAAATTCGAAGATTTAACAGAAGATGATTTTTGTTTAGAAATCGACCAAAAAGGTGTTGATATGAAAATAGGACTTGATATCGCCTCAATGGCTTATAAGCATCAGGTCGACCAAATTGTACTCATATCCGGAGACAGTGATTTTGTTTCGGCTGCCAAACTCGCACGTCGTGAAGGTGTCGACTTTATTCTTGATCCGCTTGGCGCACCAATAAAGCCAGACCTCTTTGAGCATATAGATGGCTTACGTACATGCGACAAGGCATATACCACTCATACCCAAAAATAATATATGTATATTTTTCTTGACGAATTTAATATACCGAGGTTATAATAAATGCACAAAACAAAGCCGTTTACCGGCACTATATGAGACATAGTTCCTGTTTATACAGCGAACAGCATTTAAAAAGACCTCACATTTATGTGGGGTCTTTTACGTTATTTATGTTTTGTTGACTTCGACAAAACATAATAAGCGCCCTGCAGCTACCAACTGCAGAGCGCTCATATATTCATACTCCGAAAAGTATGATCTAGGCACATTCATTATACCTTTCGGAGTGGCATTTGTCGAGAGACAGGTGTTATTTTTATACTCTTTTTTAGAAAGGATGATGATTATGCGTGTTGAAAAACGAGGTAACAGGTACCGGATTCAAAAAATGATTAACGGCAAAAAGTACAGCCTGAGCTTCGACCACAAGCCCGGAAAGAAAGAAATTGAGGAAGCTCTGAGAGGCATTGATACCTCTGTTAAGATTAAGGGCACCTTTAAGAGCTACGCTTCCCAATATATTTCCATCAAGGAGCATGTGCTCTCTCCGACCACAATAAAATCATATCGGGGACTGCTGCGCAATATATCCGATGATTTTAAGAAGACAGCCATCAAGGATATGACTGCTGCCATCGTCCAGTCAGAAATCAATAAGATAAGCATGAGGAAGTCTCCGAAGAGTACCACTAATAACAATGGATTCATCTCTCCAAAGACTGTGGCAGAGTATCACGGCTTTATTTCTGCCGTGCTTGGGATGTACCGCCCCGACCTCATGCTGCACACGACTCTTCCGGCACGTATCAAGTACACTCCGCATGTTCCGTCTGATGATGAAATCAAGGCTATCCTCGACGCATCAAAGGGGACGCGCTACGAGCTGGCTTTCAGACTTGGCATATATGCGCTCAGGCGCTCGGAAGTGTGTGCGGTCACAGCAGCTGATCTGGACGGCAATATGCTCACCATTAACAAATCCCTTATTGAGGGTGAGGATGGCTATGTGACGCGTGAAAAGAATAAGACAGAGGAATCCTCCAGGACCATCTACGTAGATGACTGTGTGGCCGGACTGCTCCGGAAGCAGGGTGTAGGCTTTGCCGGGACTCCTGACACTATCCTTGAAACTCTGCACAAGTACCAGAAGCAGCTTGGCATTGATTCTTTCCGCTTTCATGACCTGCGCCACTATTATGCTTCGATGGCTCACTCACTCGGCATCCCGGACAGCTACATCATGGCCGCCGGTGGCTGGAAGACCGACCATGTGCTCAAGTCTGTATACAGGCATGCTCAAAAAGACAAGGAAGAGGACATGATGAAGTTTGCATCAATATATATATCTGAGATATCCGGGTGAAATCTTGGGGAAATTTTTAAGAAAAAACAACTTTAAATCGAAAAATCAGTTTTAATAAAAGGCTTTGCACAGTGACGTGTAAAGCCTTTATTTATGCGGTTTTGCAAGTAAAAAGGCGGTTTTATCACAAACCGCCTTTTAGTGGACTAGACGGGAGTCGAACCTATTATTTTTCTCCCAAATTATCAGTATTCATGCATGGTGTAATGATTTTGGGGAAATTTTGGGGAAATTTCTAATTATATTTTATTCTTTATATATAGGAAGGTTCATCCAAAGTTTCCCGTTTTAAGACTCTGAATCTTCGATTATTGTATACTCCACCTCCATTCCATCAGCTTTGTGCTCAAGAAATTCATTTAAATCGAATAGATCTTCTATCTCTTCCCACTCTTTGTGTAAATCCTCGAACTCTTCGTTAGGCTCAAAGAAATCCTTCAACTCTTCAAAGCTGTATGATTTTAACTCTTCTCTTGCGTTTCTGTTGTGCTTTTCTATTATATGGTACTTCGCTCCGTTGACCTCCTTAGCAAAGCTCTTCATCATTGTTGTAAGCTGTCCTGCGGCGCTTACTCCTGCTCTCTTGCAGGCCTGTGTATATTCGTCAACTACATCTTTTTTGAGTTTGTAGCTTTTGGATATCCAGCCTGCCTTTTTTGCATATTTCTCTGTTGCTATTGTCTGTGGTTTTGGGTTTCCTGTTGGCATGTTAATTGTCACCTCTTTTCAGATATATAATGTCTAATATTCCGCTTAGCGCGCTTGTCAGTATGGCAACTCCTATGAATATGTCTAATCCATTTTTAATTGCCAGGTAACATAAGCATATGAATGTCACCCATGTTGAAATTGTTATTGTTTTAATCATAGACATTTTTAAACAGATGCTGTAAAATAGACGGTGAGCAGTGGGATTTACCCACCGCCTTAGTGCTTACTTAAAGAATGTTTCGTATATCATGCATATCGTTGCCGCCAAGCTTTGAATTATGCTGAATACTAAGACCACATCTTTGAGTTTGCACTTTTTCTTTTTTCTTTTCTTACTCATCTGTCTTTACCTCCTTACAAGTATATAATATCATATGGTGCACCATATGTCAAGTATTGTTTAAAATTTCTTTTAATTTTTCATAAAAATAAAGGTATCCGCCATTCTGACAGATACCTTTATTTTTGTGTTGTAATTATTTAATTTGCCGAATCCATTGGAAGCTCATTGGTATACTTTGATAGCGCCTTTTTGACCGTGCGCCATACCTTTTTGACCGGTAATCCGCATAATGACATATTCTTTAATATACTGACTATCTCGTATGCAATATATAACAGTGCGAAAAACTCCATTGTTCCGACTGTCTGTCCCGGAAGATATGTTCTTGCACCGGCCGGGATGAATCCGATGAGGTTCAATCTTATGATTGAGTCGACCAGAGCCAGGAGCACAAGAGAAATCAACATACCGACCTTTCTGATTGCTCCATTGATTCCAAAGTTTGAATTGAACTTTTTCTCCTTGATTGCTCGTAATACTCCGAAGATAGTGTCCATCACTATACAAATAACTACTATCTCCATAATTTTGTTGCTTGCTGTTGTTGCAAAAAATCTTGTAATATCATTCATCATTTTTTTCCTTATCCTTTCAAAAGTCTGTATGTTGTGAGAAGTCCGACACATGCATCCTGTGTCAGTCCTCTATTTTTTTGGAATACCATCACACATTTCGAGAGGTAGTCGCTCCATTCTTTATAGTCTGTATCTAGCTTAGTAAAGCTATATACATTATGTAGCGTTTTCCTCAGCCACTTGATTGCTGTCGGACAGTAATGTTTCTGGCCGCTCCACAGGTTGTGGCTCTTTGCGAATGCCTGCGAGTCTGCTCCAAATTTACCATCCTCTTTCAGTGCATCAGCTCCTTTAAGGTCGAAGCCTACATTCATAGCATGCTGCCATTTTCTGACTTCTTCGTTTTCCAGATAGTAATCAATGTCGCCCTTCCAGCTCTCATTGCTTGGCTTGACTGGCGCAGATGCAGGCTGGCTTGTTGCTGTTGCATCATTTGCTCCAAGTTCCACGTATAAGAGGCTTGCATCCGTGCTGTTATTGAGTCCGGAGCAGGTGAATGCGCTGGTGTACTGCCATCCGTACAGACTGTGTACAATAGTAGGCTTCTTGGCATCGTTCGGATCATCCCCGATTGTCATTCCTTTAGTGGATGGGTAGCGGGCTATCCAGAATGGACAGTTAATCTGATTGGCATATGGCAGGATATAGGTGTTGTAGAAACTAAGCCCGGTGTATACTCCAAAATCAAGCCCTGCCGCCTTTATTTCTGATTGATATGTGTTGATAATGTCGATTAAGGTCTGTCCAAGTCCTTGCTGGCATCTGTCCTCTACATCAAGCCATACAAATGTCTTTCTTCCTGCAAGTACCTCAATTACTCTCTGTGCATCCGTCTTTGCCTTTCCTACTGTAGTTGCGTATGAGTAATTATATACGCCCTGAATCGGCATTCCGGCTTCTGTACAGCCTTTCCAGTTTGCTTCAAAGGATTTGTCCGGGTTCAGGTCCTTTCTGATAATTTTCAAAATAGCAAACTGTACACCAGCCCATTTAACTTTGCCCCAGTCTATTGAGCCCTGGTATGATGATACGTCAATTCCTTTCATCTTATACTCCTTTCTCTATGTCGTCTGTATCACAATATCTTCTCATATTATATTCGAGTATATATCTCCTCTTTTGTGATTCTTTTGCTTTCATAAAGCTTAAAATTAATTAACTAAAGCCTTCCGCAAAAAATTTTGAGTCATAAAACCACCCAAACTCCTTGTTACCACCTCTTACCGCCTTTCTAAATACCTCTCGTAACTAATAATGTTCCACCACTTAATCCTGACGGTAATCCTGTCAGCTTTCCTCCAGAAATACCAAGTGTGATGTTTGTTGCAGCTGGCGAACCATAATATGCTGATTTATAATAATTTGTGCCATTAAAAGCATACATGGTTGTATTACTAGAACCACCCCACTGTGATTTTGTAGTTTCATATGCATAGCCGTATGCTTTGATTACACCAGATGCTGTCTTAAAAGATACTGTTGGGTTTGATACATCTACAAGATACGCTTCGCAGTTGTTATTGCCACCTGATGCAGTTGCTTCATATGAGCCCGTCACACCAAGAATAGAAACACCTTTCTTGATATTGGAAGCAATAATCTTTGCCTGTTCTGACTCACTGATAGCAACTTTCCCTGACCCATTGTGATATCCTTGTGGGATTGTATAACTTTCCGATTTATTGCTGATAGATTTGTCGACCGCGCCATTGTTCAGCATAGAACCTGTCAGTTTTCCGTCTTTCCCATAGGCAGTTTTACCGGTTAAGATATCTGGTGCAGTAGCGGTAGCATCTGATGTATCTGTTCCTGAAGAAGTTCCTTCCTGAATCTTCACATAATAGTAACCATCTTTCAGCCCGTCATCGGGATAAGCACTTGAATTATCCGAAGAAACATATCCAATGAAGCTTCCTTTTCCTTCTGTATAGGTATCACCAATATCTAATCTGTAATAATTTTTCGTAAATCCGGATGGATATGAATATGTATTAGATAATTGATACACAGATTTAGGATGTGTTTCTGCACCTTTTCCTTTGATATAACTAAGTCCGTCACCTAATACAGCTTCTTTTCCTTTCAGCAGAAAATATCCATCATCTGTTGCAATATAGTAACCATATACAAAACCCGAATAATCAGATGGTGCTGTTGTTCCGAGATGTGTGCGTGTAATGTCCCATACCTTTCCAATATGCTTTTTCCAGATATATTTACCATCACCGACATCCTCAAGCGTACCAACAATTTTTGCACCAGTTTTATCGTGAGCAATTTCACCACTTATCAATTTGTCTGGTGTTACTGTATCTTCTGTCAAATCAAGTAATACCTTACCGGCATATTCCACTTTATTTACAGTCACGCTCTATTACCTCCGTTATCCAATGGTTACTGTTGTTCCGCCTGCCGCATTCTCGGATTCAACATATGGAATCTTTGCAACAGTTACCTGAGACAAACAGTTATATCCTTTATCTGGAAGAATAGTCTGCTCAGTATTTGACGGTGTTATTACTTTGGCCTGAGGCTTCATTCCCTCGCTACCGGACATTTCTCCAACTACTCCAAGGATAGTAATGCCCTCACGAATGTTTTTAGCAACAAGTTTTGCTTTCTCTGTTGTATCAATCGATACTTTTCCAGATCCATCGTGATAGCCTTGAGGAACAACATAATCTCCATCAAGTGTAGTGATAGTTCCAGCTACTGCTCCATTATTTGGCATGGTACCAGTCAGTTTTTTTCCTCTTACATATGAAGTTTTACCTTTAAGGATTTCTGCAACAGCCGCTGTAGCATCACTTGAATCCACGTCATATGTGCAAGTACCGGTCAACAAGTCACCATCTTTTCCATGTGATGTAAATCCTTTTAATATTTTGTCTGCGGTAACAGTATCACCTGTTAAGTCAATCAATGTCTTTCCACCATATACTACTTTGTTAATACTCATATTTTACAATTCCTTTCCAATAAATACAGTCTGTCCACCTTCAAGATTTGACACCTCGAAAAATGGAATTTCTTTGATTTTTACATTTTCTGTCAGAAACTTTTGACGTGTCGCAAGCTCTTGTTTTTCTACTTTTGGTGTGACCGTGTAATCGCCCTTGTAGTACTCCACTCCGGCATGGTCTGATACAATCTGGAAGTGCTCAAAGTCAACCTTGATCAGCTTTTTATCAAGCTCGCGAAAAGTTACATCGAATCGCATCAAATCACTCCTTCTTTCAGGATCCTGCCAACATATACTCTCATGATGTCGGATGCAAGAGCCTCTCCGGCTGTAGTCCGCACTCTTATTTGCATCTCAGCCCGTGAGTGCGGCTGTTGCTGCAATCTCAGCGTGTCCTCCTGTGTCAGAGCCAGTGATACGGATGTTCCGGAACAACTGCAATCCGACAAGGTTTTTTCCAACACCGTTTTTTCGTCTTGTGCTATCGTGACATACATCTCTGCAATCAGTGATGTGTCAAACGGCAGTGTAAACTCTAACGTAGGTGTGGTACCTCTTATCATGCTATCCCCCTCCTAGTATCTAAATCTAGTAATAGTGGTTGTCTTAGACCACAAACTAAATATTTCATTTTCACCGTATGCTCTTACCATTACGGTTGCATCATCCATACCATCAGCAAAAAATTCATCTGTATAATTCGTTGCATAAAATGATGTATATGTTGTATCAAATTCTTTCCAAGTTCCGTCAGTCTTTGTGATTTTTACCTTATAAGATGTTGCATTTTCGACCTCTGACCACTTTACCGCTACATGACTGTAATTAAAATATCTTGATGCACTCTTGAAATAAGATGCATATTTCACTGTCGGTGCAGCGAGGACGCATTTCTCAAGCCAATTTTTTACATAGTTATCGATTGCATCTTTTAAAGCACCATCGGGCTCGAAATTGATATCCGGAATCTTCACAGATGGTGGATTCAATTTTGGCGTACACGCAAATACGGGTGTCACGCAAGACATGGATAATGCTGTTGCACAAACCACTGCTAATAATTTACTTCTTTTTTTCATGTTGCTTTCCTCCTCTTTAATTACTACCTATTGTTTCAATTTTGGACAGTGCCTGTCCGATCGTTCCCTTGTATTCATAGCGGAAACCATCTTGCAAACCAACAGACGGATATTCATTTCTGTCTGCAGACGTTACATGTCCATAGCTTGCTGTGTATCCAACGGAATCTACATGTTGTGCACTGCTACAATTCATAACATACATTTCAATCATGTTCTTTTCCGTTGTTACGGTAAATGTTGCATTAGTAGCAACTTTAAAAATCCCATCACTCGCTGAAGCTTTTTTCACATATTTTCCTCTTAGGAAATTCAACTTTTTGTAGTCACTAGAATTCGTTACACGAAAAGAACTTACCGGATCTGCTAGAACAATTTCGCCTCCGGCTTTTCCTATTTCATCACTGTAACTGATTGTAAAATCGGGTTTCATTCCTGCAATACCCGCTGGCCAAGTCCCAAGACCCAGTGCTTTTTCTGCGGCCAGATTTGGAGTCAGATTGGAACTGAATTTTTCCCAAACATGTAGATTTACGATATCGTTCGGTGCTGCATCTAAATCGCTTTGTACAGCAGCCACTTTGTTGCTTACAGATGTGATTTTTGCCTCCAGTTCTTTCTTCAAGCTGTCTAATGCAACGGTAATGTTATAGAATATCTTCAGATCGGCAATGGAGGTATGAACAGCATCCTCCAAATCTGTAAGAGAAATATCCCCACCGTCTTTTCTTCTGATGGATACTCTATCTTTCAAGGAATCATTATCTGCACCATATCGTGTAGTATTAGACGTCCAACTCCCAAGACTATTCAAAGAACCGCTGTTTGCATTGTATGTGGTTATTCTTATTTCATATCCATCTGGAGGAGTGATGCTTTCGTTTTTATGCCTGTCATATAATACCGAGACAATTTCTTTTTGTGAATCAACAATCGCACCCGAACTGTTGATTGAGCCATACGAGAAAAACCGCATATCTGCCTTAGTCTCTGTCATCCGTTTTCTTGCTGATGCCATATGAGCTGCAAGAATCGGGAATTGCGTTTGAATCTCTTCTTGGCTTGAACTGATGTTCTTAATCTGTGTCCGCACAGCTTCACCAGCGGAAGGATATTTCGTTCCATCTGCCCCAACTCGAATATCAGTCAATTCACTATTCCCGGATGTATTGTTATTCTCGGCTACGAGGTTGCTGATCTGGTTTCTTGCAACCATATCAATAGCACCGACTTTTCCATCCAAATAGCACTGCTGAATCGCATCATGAATGGCTTGCCGAACATCTTTCCCATAGATTTTTGTTCTTATATTTCTCAGTAATTCCGTTATATCAGCCATCTTATCGCCTCCTACTTATTAAGCTTTCCTGTCAACGTTTTAAAAGCAACACCGAACTCATACACTGAATTGTCCGGCGTCAATAAATCAAGTTCAATTTTGGTACATAAAAAAAACGTATCTATGTCATGCGGTTTAGATACAACTCTTACTTCATCGCCAATTGAAATCAACTCTGTATTTACGTCTACCAAGTGCAAATCTACTGCTTTCACTTTTAGTGATACCGACATTGTTATTCCGTCATTCAGATACGCTTTTCCCTTCGTAAGTAAGTTGTCAGCAGTTGTTACATCATCCCACTCATGAATCTTTGTAATCCTACCGAACAACTTAATTCCTGTTTCGCTTTCAATGTAATCTTTTCCATCATTTACTTCTGCTATGGTCAGCCGGCCTGTTTCATTTCCATCTTCATCTTTTAGCCTTTCGCCAAGAGGAACCAAAACCGTAAACACATTTTCAGCAGTAATATATTCCGTAATGTCGAGCAGATTGCTGCCGAATTCTATAATCTGTGAATTTGTAATCCCCGGCTTTTTCACGTAATCCACATATCTCTTGTCACCAGAAACCCTGGTTCGGATATATCCGCCATGTGTATTCACGAGTTTTTCCTTTATCTCATTCAGAACATTCGGATACACGGTTGAACTGTAATGCACATAATTATTCGGATCAGTTACGGTAATCTCTCCAACTTCAAATTGTTTAGTTTCTTCCACCTGCTCATTATGGCTTGCTATATACTGCTTAAATAATTCTGGGATATCTCCTTGGTAATCATACGGGCGCAAAATCGAATCCACCAAATAAGCAAGTTCTCCTTCACACACTGCTTTCTGCCGCTTATAAAAATCCTTTTCCGTATTCAACAGTCTTCCGTGGAACAACTCTTTTGATTGGACTATTTTCGTAAACGTCTGGCTATAGTAGGTGTAGGAATACTTCCGAAACGTTATGGTTCCGGTAGATACTGTGTAGCTTGCATCCGAAAATCTGTAAATTTTAGAATCCTCAGTTCCATCTTTCAAATCTCCGTAAAAATATGGATATTGTTTATAATTTGAACATATCTCTGAACTCGACGAACCCTCTCTATTTAATGGACTTGTAAGTGCAATCTTTCCCGTTGCTGGATCTACGGTTGCTCCACCATATATAACAGTAGTTGGTATTGAAGTTGTCGGGCCTTTGCTCGTCTTATCAACATTCTTTAAAACATACGTAGGATTATCAGACGAGACTACTGATACAACCGTGGCCAGTTTATTTATTTTCCCGTAAGCTACATTATTTGGTGGCATTGTAAACTGGAACGATCCAGCTTTATTAAGCTCACTCGTTACTTTTGCAGCCAATAAGGAATATCCATCATTGGCAGAAAGCAACGGGGAGTATATTACCTCCCCGTCCGCATAAACCGTATACATCAGAGCATCCCTCCTTTGTAATCAACAGATACCTTTCCGTTTCCAGTAAAAACCAGTTTATTTTCACCGCCTTTTATAATAATATCTAGTACCTTATTCTCGCCATCTTTCAGATCATATGTCGTATTCTCGAACTCAACCTTTAATCCATCAGTTGCATAAACATAGAATGTTGGCACAACTTCTTTTTGATTACCATACAGGATAAACTCCAATTTTCCATCAACTACCATATTTGCGTATTCTCTAATAACGCCGGTTTCAAAGCTGAATGTATCCCATATCCAATCTTCCAAACTACCGGTCAATTCCATTTTGTACGGTTGGCAAGTAGCGGATATCACTACACTTGCTGTCGTTTCATTTGATTTTGCTGTAGACATTTCCACGGTGCCATCATAGTAATAACACGGATCCGTATCCAACGAAATACGCATTCTTTTTCCATGAATCTTTCCAGCAATATTACTCGTCAAATCCGACCAATCAGAATAATTACAATTTCTGGCATCAAATTCGAACTCTAGCTTTCTTGTCCCGTACTGCATTCTTCCTGTAAGGGACTCGCTCAAATCAAGAACTCCATCCCCTCCAGGAATATCAATCAGCACTGTCTTAGGCTCTGGTAAGCCAATCGTGATTTTGGAGAGCTTTAATCCCCACTCTTCATAGGAATGGTACTCTCCAAATTTGATTCCTGTAGACACGTTATACACCTCTTTCTTCCAAGTCGTATCTCTTTCCGAGATTCTCATCAATGTACGGGGTTGTCACTTCGGCAATTTCTTTTCCATCCAGATCGACATGTACATGTGTTTCGCCTTCGATAACAACATTGGTATCCTTGCCATCAAACGACTGTCCATTTTCCTGGTCAACCTTGTATGTCTGGCTTGTGTTTTTGTCCAGAGTTATTTTTCCGGTTTCAATATTCACAGCTGCCTGCATCTTTTGTGCCAAAGCTTTCATCTCTTTGTTGGTCTCATCTTCCAGCTCTGGCATTTCACCTTTAATTCCTTCTCCAACTCCAGGTGGAATCCACTTACCTACTTCCTTGGCAAATACTTTAGATGGAGAATGGATGCCGAGAGCTCTCTTAGCTCCATCAACAATTCCGGAGAAGAAGCTTCTAACCTGGCTCTTGAACCATCCGGCCGCATTGCTTATACCGTTCCATACTCCTCGTACGATATTTCGTCCAACCTCTGCCATCTTTCCTGGCAATCCAGCCACTCCACTTGTTACGGCATTTACGAGCTGTGAAGCTGCTGATCTACCTCGAGACGCTAACTGACTTCCCCAGGAAACAACTTTACTTACAGCATTCGTCAGCCATGTTGCAATTTTTCCAGGTAACTGAGAGAAGAACGTAACGATGGCATTTATTGTATTACTTGCTGCCTGCCGTCCATTGCTCAGCATATTTGATCCCCAGGTAATTAAGTTTGTGAGCGTATTCTGGAGCCATCTAGCCACTTTCCCCGGCAATTCAGAGAAGAATGTGGATACATTCTCAACAACGTTCCTTGCGGCTTCAGATGCTTTCTGGAGCATGTTGCCGCCCCATGTTACCAGCTTATTGTAGGTATTAACCAGCCACGTCCAAACCTTTCCAGGTAACTGAGAGAAGAACGTAACGATATTGTTAATAATAATCGGCACATTTTTCGTTACCCAATTGATAGCATCTACGCCAAAGCTCACGAGCTTCCCGATTACAAATCCCAGGATATAGCCTATTTTATAAGGCAAATTCGAGAAGAAATTCTCAACAGCATTTACAGCATTTTCCGCAGCACTTGATGCCTGTGATAACAAATTAGAAGCCCACGTCTGGACTCCTGCAATTATCTCTTCCAAGAATGCAGAAATCCGTCCAGGTAATGCCTGGAACCAATCTGCAACAGCATCAACTACCTCTCCTATTTTGGAAGGTATTTCTTGTACGAATGCAAGGATTTCATCCCAATGTTGCTTAACCGCTATAGCCAGATTTGCTACAGCAAAAACAATCCCGGCAACTACAGCTGCTACAGCCGCAGGCGCACCGAGAATAACAGCGCCAACCGCCGCCAATGCAACGCCAACGCCCATAAGGATTTCTTTTATGACACTGAATCCATTCTGGAACATATCCACGAAGCTTGTGACCGCCAAAATAGCGCCACCAATAATTGATCCGATTCCTGCAATAGAAGTTCCAAATTGAGTAACGAACCCTATTACTTTCTGTACTGCTCCTCCGATGGAAGATATTATGCTGGCCACTTTCGGGAACTCCAGCTCCAGAACCTCCATTAAGGTTCCGGCTTCGCCTCTCCATAAGGAAAATCCTTCAACAGCTTTCCCAACTACGCCCGTAATGCCGGTAATTCCGCCTTTTACAGACCCTAAAACTGAGAACAGTGTATTTAATGAGCCAGCAACATTTTTTGCTGCATTTAAGCTTATTAACGCTCCGGCTATTGTACCTATCGCTTTTCCAATAGCCTCCATAACGGCAGGATCCTGCGCATCAATGACTCCGAAAATTTTTGACAGCAGATCTACGACACTTTGTGCCACAGCTCCAACTGTGCTAAGCAGACCATCGAAGAACCCATCCAGTAAAGCTGAAACGCCAGGGAATTCCTCGCTCAGTCCTCGGCAAAATCCGGCTATAAAGTCTTTCCCGGCCTGGATAATGAGCGGAAGATTTTCTTGTACCGCCTCCCCTATTTTGGAAAGCATCTCACCGAACGAGCTTCCCAGCTCTTCGGAATGATCTGTCAGAGCTTTTAAGAACTCTGTAAAAATATAAATGCCGGCAGACCACATATCTCCAGCAACGTTCATTATCGCTTTCGCCAGTTCCGACACCATAAAGGCTCCGGCTGACGCAAACTCTTCTTTCTGTTCCAAAAGAGTTTGTATAAATGCGCCGACCAGGTCTTCCGCTGTTCCGATAAGCTCCGGTGCAGCTTGCGCTACTCTCGTAACGATTTCGGCCATGACATCGCCAGTTTTATCAACGAGCGCATCAAGTCCTCCGTCATTGAAAGCTTCCTGTAGTCCCTGGACCATCTCCTGGGCTACTTTTACAACATTCTTTAGCGGAGTAGCCATTTCCTCGTATAAAGAAATAGCCAGACCTTCTAATCCGGATTTCAGAATAGTAATCTGTCCGGACAAATTGTCGTTCATGGTGTCCGCCATTTTCTGAGCGGCGCCATCGCAATTTGCGATAGAATCTGTTAATGATGCAAAATCCTCATCGGACGCATTAACTATCGCAAGTAAACCAGACATAGCTTCCTGGCCACCCAAAGTAGTAGCCATCTGTGCTTTCTGGTCTGCTGTTAATCCTGCAAAACCTTTTCGCAGGTCGACCATAATCTCATTCAGAGATTTCATGGAGCCATCACTGTTCGTCAGTGACACTCCGAGAGCATCCATAGCTCCCTGCACATCTTTTGTAGGCTTGGCCATTCTGGTGATGATACTTCTAAGCGAAGTACCTGCCTGGCTTGCCTTAATTCCGGAATTGGCCATCAGACCAATAGCCGTAGCGCAGTCTTCGGCTGAGAAACCGAGCGCTCCAGCTACAGGGGCAACATATTTGAATGTTTCGCCCATCAGACCTACATTAGTGTTGGCATTTGATGAGGCTTGTGCCAAGACATCCGCAAAATGCGTAGAGTCTTTGGCTGATAAGCCAAATGCCGTCAATGCATCGGTAACGATATCGCTGGTCGTTGCCAGGTCTTCTCCAGAAGCCGCCGCCAGGTTCATGATACCCTCGATACCTTCGAGCATATCAGTTGTTTTCCAGCCAGCCATTGCCATGTAGGAGAACGCTTCTGCCGATTCGGTGGCCGAGAACTTCGTCTTGGCTCCCATCTCCTTCGCCTTGTCAGTTAGGCTTTTTAAATCATCTCCTGTAGCTCCGGAAATAGCCGCTACGTTGGACATAGCAGCCTCGAAATCAGCTCCTGTTTTTATAGCTGCTGTTCCGATTCCAACAACAGCTGATGCAGCGCCTCCAATGATTGCACTGGTGGCTTTTAACGCAGTTGAAGCGCAAGAACTGATTTTATTGATACCACTTTGAAACCCCGATGAGTCTATACTGGTATCAAATTTAAGTGTGCCATCATAGCCCAATGTTTTTCACCTCTCTTCAAGGGCAAACAATGGATTATCGGCTCATGATGGCTCTACTTAATCTGTTGTCCGTTTTTTATTTTAACTTCAAAAATATGGGAGCACTTTCGCCCCTTACAGGCTACTTGCACTCCCTTACATTCTGCCTCCTCTGTAAAAAAGAGTGGCATTCTATAACCACAGGCAGGACATTGTACCTGGGTATATTTCTTTCTATCCACATTCAAAATCCAGCAGCCACCTCCTTAAAGCAATCCCGTAATATCTTCACCATTCACAAGAGCTTCTGCCAGGAGCTTGTCTGCTTCTTTCTCTTTATGTGATACAGGCAATGCATGGATTGACTGCATCTTCTTGTAAAACTGTTTCTGCTCTTTAGACATTTTTGAAGTAATATTCATACTCCTGTATCCCATTATCTTTACAAACTCCGTGTCATTAGACAGTCCTTTAAACAACGACCGGAACTTCCACCAATGGAAATCCTCAATATCTTGTAGGTCGATGCCGTATTCTTGCAGGAATGCTTCATAGATATAGCCGTCATCGTAGTCGAAGGAATAAATCTGCTTCTGCTTGCTTCCTCCTGTATCTACTCCGTTTTGGTTCGATTCCTTGCCGCATCTATAGAACCAAATGATCTTCTCAACAGCTTGGGATTTGTTTTTCGGGATAATTGGGTAATATAACCTCAATGCCTGCATCGTCTTCTCTGAGTCTTCCAGTTCGTCATCTTGCATAAGCAATTCAAACATAATAGAAATGCGAAAATCCGTATTGATTCGATATTCTTCACCATCTATCTCCACAGTCTCAGGAAGCAAGTCCACGATCATATTCATTAGTTGTTAGCGGCATGGAAATTATTTTTGTTTTTCTTCTTTTTAGCCGCGCGTCTCTCTGCACGATTCTGTGCTCTCTGTGGATTGTACTTATCAGAAATGTTGTTGATCTGTGTTTTGATTGTTCCGCTCAATGCAGTAACTTGTGCAAACGCATCCATACGAATACCAAGATCATTATTTTTTGGAAATACTCTGTTGCTTGTTCCCAAGCCAAACAATGAATCAAAATATTCCTCTACACATCTACACTGGAATTTCATACCTTCAGCTGTCGTCTTCCCTTCATAAGCTTTCGGATCCTGTATTTTCTTTGAAATGTCCTTGTTCAACTGCTCAAATCTTTCAATCACATCAGCATCCAACAGATTTATTTCCAGCTCTACTCCGTTAACATTTACTTTGCTTACGCTCATCTTCCTTACCTCCTGTTATCGCTCACTTCTAAACGTACATCAGAGACTACCTATGCAGCAGCCTCTGTGAATTTCTTACTACTAATATCAAATGTTCCTAATACTGGATCACCTACAGCATTCAGATTGCCAGAAATCGTCTGTTTATTATCTCCGGAATAATCGGATACTTCGCAAGACACTCTGAACTTTCGTGCTTCATATGCCGTAGCACTTGCACTACCTCCGGATGCTTTATTCCATAATTCCACTCGGCAATATTCAAATTCTGCATCTGAACCGGTATAATGATTTCTTCCAACCATGTAGATTGCATCTACCGCCTCTTCTTCTACGATATGCTCCGCCTCAAACGGAAAACTTGTCTCGTATCCAGTTACACAGCTGGACGAAGATGCCTCATTCACATATTTTACAGATTCCGTCTGTGCCCCCGGACTTTCATCAAGGGTTGTGAATCCTGTACCCATCAGCACCCATTCTGGTGCTGCTTCAGTACCAACATTTAGATAATCTGCGATCTTATGTCGCAATACAGCTGTTTTTGCCATTATGCTACCTCCTTCTGGTATAAAAGTCTTAACTGTATCTGGTATCGTGCATTTCTCATGGACCCATCAAACATATATCCGTTGGAAAGCACTTCAATTTTCTCCGCATAGCAATGCTCCGGAAGTTCCGGGACATTCTCAGCACGGTTTTGTTCCTCAATCCAGTCAGCGAATTTTTCATAAAACGAACTGTTCTGGATGTTTTGGATTCTGTCCATAGAGTAATATTCACGGCTACCAAAGTTGAACTGGTACTGTCTGTATTCATCACCATTCACATACCGTTTTAAAACCGGATCAAAAATCCCTGTCTCTACCGTATACTCTATAGCTTCATCTCCCATGGCATCTACTCTTAAAACGCCATCTTCTAACAAAGGGCAACTACCGATAAATTCAGTAATCGCCCCGATAATAGAATCTGCCATATCAACCTCCTATTTTCTTTGCTCCTTCCAGGATTTCTCCCTTCTCAGCAACTTTCATTCTTTCAAACCAATGAGCTCCACGGTTCGGATCGTATGCCCTTGTCTCGGCAGTATCGTAATACTGCTTTCTTGCATATGGAGCAATGTAGTCAACCTCTCCACTTCCAATGTCTGTACCTAATTTACCGGACTTTTCCAGCATACCTGTTTTAAAAGGAACTCTCGGACTGCATCTCCTTAATACTTCCGAATCAACGAACATTTGCTGTCTGGTAAACTGAGCATTGCGATTTGCCGCAAAATCTGTATTCCATTTCAGCTCAGCCTTTCCATTTGCGCCACTAATAATTGCTCCTCGTGGTGTGCTAATTTTTTTGACTCCCATTAGCTTCCACCTACTCTCCAGTGTTTTGTTCTTTCGGTTCCACGAATGGTATTATCCGCATATTCTGTAACAACAAAAAAATCATCAATCACCTTTCCAATTTCTAATACTTCCACTGGATCCAGTTCTTTTCTTCCTCTGAATATGCTTTTTTTGAATGCCATTACATAGCAGTTTTTCTGGAGTGTCCAAAGATGTTTTTTCTCTTCAAGTGTCGTTCTGGCATATTCCACTTCTGAAATGTAAGTCTTTCTTCCTTCAACTTCTGACCTATATGGAATTCTTACTGCATATTTTCCACTCGCAGCTCCGCTTCCATCTAATGATCGTGATCCGTACCAGCATACATCATGGATAATTGTTGGCAGAAACACTTCCCTTCTGTCAGCTCCTATGGTTTTGTTGAAAATAACAATATCAGTGTTGTGCATCATATTCTTTTGACCACCCCCGGTATAGCAATCCTGTATTTGCAAGCCATCTTTTAGCTCTTGTATACATTTCGTGATTGCAATCAGCATCATTTGATGCATTGGCATATGTTATAGAATAACCATCGTTGCTTTCGGATACCACATCGTTTTTCTGACTCTCAACATACTTCACTACTACATCAGCAACGGAACAAATAGCAAATTTTACACAATCCGGTATCTCTTCCATCCTTCCGAACCGTCCAAAAGTAATCATGTCTATGAAGGCCTCTGACTCAAGCTCTGCATTATCGAAATTTTTGTCATCTGCAATACTCCCGTGATAAACTTCTTGGTAAAATTCAAAGCTTACACAAGGAGTTTTTATATCTTTTCTAATCATATGCTTCTCCTTGCATAATCGAATCTACTTTTCTTCCGCAAATGTTTTTACATCCGAAACTTGATCTGTTCTTTTTTCCTTGGGAGTTTTTTGACTTTTCCCGGCTGGACCATGAATCACATTTCCTTCCATGTCTTTGATGGTATACCCCAAGGAAATGTACTCTCCCATTCTTTCATCTGGGATTCTGATTGATCTTCCTGCTTTTATCGCTTTCAGCATAGGTTTCCTCCTACTCTGACTGCTTTGGAGTCTTGGTTGTCTTTTTCTTTCCGGAATCTTCGGAAACCGGTGCAGCTGATCCCATTGTAGCCTGTGCCTGGATTGCTGCTTTCAGCTCTTCATTCTCTTTCTGGAGATCTGCAATCTTTTTATCGGCATTCTCCGCATACAGAGTAGCCTCTTCCAGTTTGGCTTTCAGCTCGTCATTCTTCTTCTTGAGCTTTTCTGCAGTCGCCTTAATGTTCTCCGGCTCGAACAGCACATTGTCATTCTCATCCCGGATAATGTAGCCCATCTTCTTGTACTCATCGAATTTCTCATCCGGGATTCTGAGAACTCTGTTCTTTTTCTCAACTTTATACATATGGTTTCTCCCTTCAAAAATTGGCTCCATGCACACGCACAGAGCCAGTAATCAGTTTCTCTTATACACTCACATGGAAATCAATAGCGTCCATCTTGTGAGGCAAGATAAATACATCCTCAAAAGATTCCTCGAAGTAGTCATACTTGCCCTGGGAACCTGCAGATGGCGGGTCGAGCTGAGCGAACTCGTAGGAAATCGGTGTGATTACCGCCATCGGATGCACCAGAACCATATTGATCTGCTTCGCTGTGGAATCCACTTTCCAGCCCTCGGTAAAGTCGTACTTCGTCCGCATCATGTCACTCGGTACGCTCTCCGGAATCTTCACATCATCAATAGAGTTGATCGCTCTCTTGATTGCATCAGAACGGCTGCCAACATCAACGGTTCTGTAAATCTGCTTCGCATTGTTGATGAGCGTTCTGACATCTGGTGTCACATACAGGATTCTTCCGGCTCTCGGAACTCTCTTATTATCCATGTCCTTCATCATCTCATCAAAGACGGTCAGCACATTCTCCTCTGTCAGCACTTCACTGTGGGCTGTCTTCGCTCCGTCAGTGGTCCAGTCTGCATACAGCTTGGAAATGCAGTAAGCATTCATCTCCGGGAACTTCTGCTCCTCGTTGTAAACCTTCGTGATATTTCCGATTGCCACAACGCCCTTAGTCTCGGCAATATCTCTCGGATGTACCAGTGTCTGCCACTGTCTGTGATTCTCCAAGGTCAACGGTTTCCACTCGTTGTTGTAGTTACGCTTTCTGGTTCCAATGGTGTCTCTGTCTCCATCGGTACGGCCAGTTGTGGAGATTGTCGGCACCTCGATAACTCTGGAATTTACCCAACGGAATCTTCCATTGTTCGGTGTCGCAAATAAGTCTCCAAAATACAGAACATACGGAAACATCTGCTCCAGTGTCTGTAAATACTCGGTTGCATAATTTAATTTCGCCATTTCATTCTCCTCCTGTTAGTTTTTGTCTGGCTGTCTGATTAAGTTGAACCCAAACGGATTAAACTGTGCTTCTTTGCCTTTGACTCCTTCGCCTCCGGCTCCGCCAGTTCCGCCAACTCCTCTTGCAAAGAACGGCTTTCCTTCCTCTTCCTCGTGGGAATCGTCTTCCGGATCGCCATCATCATCGAAAACAAAAGCTCCCTTGTAGTCGTCATTCTCCATGAGAGACTTCATAAACTCATCGCCTCCCAGGAACTTTCCGTCTTCCAGGGTAAAGTTCTTCTTTTCAAACTCTGCTCTCACGCCGTTTTCTGCAGGTTTGCTGGTGAACTTATAACCACCCATGAACATATCCATGGCATGGGTACGCTCCTGGGCTGCAAGCTGTGCAGTCAACTTCTGTGTTTCCTGGGTGTACTTCGTCTCCCAGTCCTTTGCAGACTGCTTGATGCCGTCAATATCCATGTCCTTGTAGGACTGAATCGTTGTATTGGCATCTGACAACTGCTGCTTTACTCCGTCCAGCTCTGTAATCTTGGCATCCAGTTTTTCCTTCGACACATAGCCTCCGGCTTTCACATCTACTACCTGGATTTTCTTGTCAGCATCAATCGCCGCCTCCAGTTCCGCATAGGTCATAGCCTTAGGCTCTTCGCCGTCCTTCGGGGTTCCAAAAAGTTTCTTCAAAAATTCGTAAGCCATTTCACTTACCTTCCTTTCTTCGTTTCGCTGATTTCGTTTAGATTCCGGTTCACTCCGGCACTGCTATCGTGCGTTTATATCTCCGCACGCAAGAGAAGGAGACAGTTTATATGCCATATCACAGGGCAAAAAACAACAGCCAGGCGTTCCACCAACGGACCAGCTGACTGCTATTTGTTTTCGTGGTCTTAAAGGGTGTCTATGAACTTCTGAGAGTTCCCAGGACACGTTTTAAGTGCTTCAATGGTAAATTGTAAGGGTTAATGTGTTACAGCCCTATACGGGGCGAATACCATTTCACCCATGGATGGGAGATAGCAGGATCACCTCCTTCTAACACTTCTCATACGTTTTCTTGAAAATGTCAGGTTTGCAGGGATATAACTCCCCGTTCACTCCCCGGATGATGTAATCGCCAACCTTGGCGTGCATCTTCCCTTCCAGAGTTTTGATCGTACAGCCATACATCTTGGCGTGTCCATCCTGCAAGCTCCGGTCGATCCAGACCGTTTCGTTCAGAACAGCTCTCTCGAACCATTCAGGTGCTGTCCGTTCTGATTCATCGGTCAGGCAGAACGCCTCAACCTCGACAGGTTTCTTTCTGTACCTCATTGTTTCCACCTCCTCTCTTTAGAGAACGCTTAATCTGCAAATATCCAATCTTCTGCCAGCATATCTGCCTGGGATGCAAGCCATCCCATCTGAACTCCAGATGTTCCGCAAAATGCGATAGCCATGTTTCCGATAGCATCATGTTCGCAGTTTACGATATCTCCATCCGCTGTCTTGTAAGAAATTCCTGTAGCGAGCTGGATGTACTGCTTCTTCCCATTCCATCCTTTTCTTGCTACTTTCATGCCACGTTTCAGATACTTAATTGCGTCTCCAAATGAGAATGTAGCCTCGCCACCCAGAATCGGACAGTTTCGACCATCAGCATAAATCCACTCATCTGAAAGAATGTTCTGAATCGTATACTCCACTCTCTGTGTTTCTCTAATGTCCAGACAATCGCCATCTTTGGTGTACATGAGAATCGTCTGAGTTTCTTCATCCCACCACCAGTATCCAGACCATGACGGTAATTTTACCGCGAGTCCTGATTTCATTCCTTTAAACGCTTCTTTGAAATTCATAATTCACTACCTCCTATTCTTCTGTATGACATGTATTTGTTATTTTACCGTATACATCCTCATAAAGTTCCTGCTTGTCCCCGTTGTAGGTGTACTCAGCATAGATGCCATCTCCACTGATAGTCGTAGATGCAAGGCACTTGTAATTCTGTAGTGTTTTGCATGACCATACCACGAATACATTTCCAAGGTTGATCTGAACCTCTGGTCTGTTCTTGTGGTACCATTCAACGAGTTTCTTCTGTGCTACACTCTCGAAGTGAGCCATTCCTGTGATAATCATAATTGACCTCCTAATTTGATTTTTTATTCGCCCATACAGCCTTTCCGCTGACTGAGCGGTTAAATGATACAAAGTTACCGTTGCCGTCATATACGGCTGATACCTGCGTTCTGGCGGTATCTACGCTTCGTCCGGTTTGCTTGCAGAAATCCTTCATCTGCGATTCCTTCTCTTTCAGCTTCACAGATTCTTTCTGGAACTCCTCCCGGAAGTACGCTCTGTCTGCTTCTGACTGGACCGTCTGGATATATGAATCATAGGCGGCCAGGATTCTCTTATACTCTCTGACTGCCCGTTCATATTCACGCTGCTTCTGCATACACTCATACTCCGTAAGAAGGTTCCCTGCAAACGAATACTTCGGTCTGCTGTAATCCTCCAGATCATCTTTCGTGTATGCCGGTTTTGAAACTTCCGGCCAGTACGGATAGAAGCTATGCCTGCAATTCCAACCGCACAAACCGGCTCCTGTTCCATATCCGGTTGCCTCGTAGAAGTTCTCATACCCCGGAGCTGTGCCCTCAATCTTGAACACCTTGCCCTGCCAGACTGAGTGTGAGGGTCTGGCTCCTGCATGAGCCGTTGTCTCGTAATACTCAGCTCCAAGCTCCGAAGCATACAGCTCTGTTAGCTTTCCTGCTGTCTGATTTACTCCGGTCAGCAGAGCTGTTCTGATTGCCGTATCCAGCTTTGAAATATACCCACTGTCATACATGACAGATGTTCCTTTGACTGCCGCATCTCGGATAGCCTGTCTGATTGCCTCCTGGTACGAAAAAGCACCGGACGTAACCTTCATATAGGCTGCGTTCAGTGTCTGCATATACTCCTGCTGTGTGGCTATTGCCGTTGTCAGCGTAAGGTTTCCAATCTCTCCCCTACACTTCTCTGCGGCTGCCTCCATAGTTCTCTGCATCGCTCCAGAAAGAACAATATCCGATGTTTTCAGCTTTCCGGCCTGCAATAATGGCTTTGCATCCTGCAACATCCCGGTCAAACCTGCATCCTGGAATAAGCGTAATATCTCCGTATCGGATTTTCCAGTCAGAACCCCGACCTCCCGGATTACATCATTCATCAATGCTCCGGACTGCTTTGCCTGCTTCAACTGCCACTCGGCTGTCGGTGTGATTCTTCCGGTCTTCGCTATCCTTCGTGCCACATCTCGGATGATCTGCTCATTCAGCACATCGCACATTCCCAGATAGCCGGAAGAAAAGCTATTCAAATATTCTGGTGTCAGCACTGCTCACACCCCCTATTCTTCTGTAGGAAATCTGGCTACCGGCTCCGGCATCATGTTCTTTGCCTCTTCCTCCGAGCATCCGAAATACCACGCAAGAAACGCTTCTGTTTTCAGCTTTCCGGCAACCACCATAGACCATCTACGCTGATACTCAGCTTCTGTGTCTTCCAAAACTCCATCGCCCCAGTTACAGTTCAGCTCCGTTTCTCCGTCCGGAACCATATCGTAAAGCAATGCCAGAACCCTCATGGCGTATATGATTTTCTCAAATCCCTTATGCCATGCGTCCTGCATCGCCGTTACCGTATGGTATGACCTCTGCTTTGATACCCGGATTTCGTATGCCGTCTTCTCAATGTCCGTTGGTTCAGACAGCGTACCGTAGGCAAGGCCAACCAGGAACTCTATTTTCATTAGCTGCTTATTCAGTCCCTGGAACAACGCTTCGTGGCGAATCTGCGGTGCATACTCTTTTAGCAGTCCCTTGTTGGTTCCGTCCGCACTGTCGAAGTCAAATGTCTTGAACATCCTCTCCTGTCCTGCCGGAAGAACCGGCTTTCCATGCTTATCTGTCTGGAACAACTCAGAATCGCCCAAGATAGCGGCTTCTGTGGCTTTGTACTCCCACAATACACGCCCGTACTGAATGTCAGCTTGTTCTATTATCTCTGTAGCTCTGGAGAACACCGATACCCCCAACGGCGAGTCCGTATCGATATTATTCGCCTTTGGTACTTTGATGTACGCAAAAAGTGGCTTGTCGATGTTACCGATAATTACCGGTTCTTCCGACAGGCCCGCCCATTCATCCACCTCAGACAGTGGCACTTCTTTCCGGAATCTATCTCTCACAGCATAGGTTCCGTCATCGTTGTACTGGTAAATCTCCTCGGATTTGAACGCCTTGTTGATGATCGTATAGGTCATTCCCGTAAGCTCATGGTATTCAAGCCGGGTATACAGGTAATCTCCTATCTTCTTTCCTTCCACGAACACCGCCGCCGTTATCTCTCCCTTGTTATTGAACGCACAGGGAAAGAAATCCACCGCTTTCACAAAATCCAGCTCGATTGCCGTTGGCTTTCCGTTTTCGTCTATGTTCGTCACGAACGGCTTCACTGCAATAGCTCCACCCTCGCAGTACATCTCAACAAATTTATTTAAATCCGTAAGCTGGTCTTTCAACTGCTCATTGATGAAATCAGCCATCGGACTGCCAGTTACCTTCATGCTGAACTCCGTTAGTATCAGCCTGGCAAATTCCTCCGAGATCGCTGACGGCAGATTCAGAGGAATCACATTGTCTTTTCCGCCTCTCCATGGCGGTTCATTCTTGTACATGTTGTGCCACAGCTCTATGGCATTCTGCATTACTCCAGATTCGCATATATCAACGCCCAGGGCTTTTTCCACACTGTTATTCGGCACCAATCTTCTCAACACCTTTCTCAATATATTTGCAATTCTCAATCAGTTCACCCCGTCTTCTTAATGAATTTCTTTATCCTCTTCTCGAAGCTGTACTCCATAGCATCCAGAGAGTCAATATCACTGGTTCCATCATCCAGACGCTCCAGTTCCATTTTCTTCGGATTCCAAACCGCCATGCTGATAGCTTCGAGAACACTTTCACAATCTGGCGTAAAGAACACACGCCCAGTTGCTGAGAGCGTGGTCATTGTGAAGATACGGTCTGTAATCTTGCACTTGGCAGCATTCGTGACATTGATATTTCCCAGTTCCGCCTCAATCATAGCTTTCTGCAAACCTCGTTTCAGCACCAGTTCCGCAGAATCGCAGTACACATTCGTAATGAATCCGTACCGGTCCAATATCTTCTCAACGAATTTCATAAACATCCGGTTCAAATCATCGGGGTCTGTTCCGTCTGCATCGTGCCATTCAGAGGACAGCACATACAGTTTCTCATATCCCTGGGTAATACCAGACGCAACAAAAGCGTGGCCGGAGCCGTTACCTCCGAAGTCCACGCCTATATTCAGCTCTATGAACTCTCCACGTTTCGCCATGTCAATTGTCTCTTCCAACGGCACGATGTACTCATCGTCCTCTGCCGCTATGGAAGTTGCCAGCTTAACGTATATCAGGCCTTCTGCAATACTTCTCTTACCTTCAATATCTCGGATGTACCAGATGCTGTCCTTGTCATACTGGCTGACAATCTCAGCTATTCTCTGCTTCGGGATGTTGATATTCTCGAAGATATTGAAATGCTCGTAATTGTAACCACCCAGAAGCTCTCCCTTGGCCGCTTTCTCAGCGTATTTGTCAATGTAATCAACGTATATCGCCGCCTTAGGATGGTCTGGGTTCAAGTCCCAGAAGATTTTTCTATTCTTGGCTGCCAGTTGTCGGTTGAATGCCTCTTTGATGGTGTTGTCATGATGCAGGTTGATCTCGGTTGCAATCCACATACCGTATGAGTTACCTCGGATTTTCTTGTAACTATCGGACGCTGCACCTCCGGCGAAGATTACAATCTTGTCTTTGTACCCCGTATCCGGGCCATTTATCAGCAGGCAGTCATTCCCTTTGTACTGAGTCCACCTGCATTGCCCGCGAAATATATACTCAAGACCGAACCCATTAGCATCTCCAATGTTCAGCTTAGCATTCGCCATAGTCGAACCAGTCGCCAGGTGGATTCTATCCTTCGTCGTTTTTAATTCGTGAGCAAATGCGAAAACATTATCTACCGTCTTACCGGAACGAACAGCACCTTCCAGGATATTGTAGGTACTGTTCGCACAATTTTTGATATACCGCTTGTGCTTGTCGCTGAAATTGAACCCTATACGCTTGCGCCTGTTGACCTTGACATACGGGTTGGATAAGCCCTTATTCTTCGCCGCCATAAATGTCGGCTTCGATACCCTCCATGTCTTCTATCTCGTAAAGACCAATTTCCTGCTTATCTCTCCAGATGTCCGGCCTACGATTCTTCAACCAGAAACAGCACGCTCCTACGTCCGGTATGATGTCCTCTTCGGTCTCAACCGTCTCTATCTTCGCAGGCTTGGTATTACCGTCTTTGTCCATCTCAATAATTTTCCGGGTTACTTTCGTTTTCTTCTTACTTCCTTTTGCTCGCTTATACAGACTCAGTTCGACTTCTGCATCTGCATATTCTTTTCCGGCGGCCAGAGCCTCTGCAAACTCCGGGTAATCCTTTTTCCAACGGTTGATTGTCCTCGGAGATACCTCGAATGCGTCAGCTAAATCCTCATCCGTACCGCCTCTCATGCACAATACCTTGGCAATTTTTACAAATCTCTCATCATACTTCTGCTTTGCCGCCATTCAACCACCTACTTCCCTGCCAGGTAGTCAGCCGCCCAGTATTCAATCATCTGCCATTTATTCTTACTGGTAATCGTGCCGTCCTTCTCTGCTTTTTTCAGAGCTTTTTTGATTACTTCTGCCGATTCTACCGGAATGGCAGCACTGCCAAATACTTTCGCAAGGTACGTCCAATCCATGTCTGGGTCAAAACCGGCATCGTCCATTTTCTCATTTGCAGCATCAATCATGGAATGGACTGCAGCCCCTACGTTCCGGATGTCCGTAAACTGCTGGTACTTATCCAGTGTCTCCACGAACTTCTCACACTGCTCATAGGAGGCAACACCAATAATCTCCGCACAGCTACCGTTCAGATTCTTCATCAGTGCATCCAAGTCTCTGATCTGGTTCGGAAGGAACGCAAACGCAATGGTCTTGAAATCAAACTGAACCGCCGGAGTATTCAGCTTATCAAACTGCTCCAACGGTTCTTCCAGAATCTCTTTCCCAATATAGCTCTCCATCATATCATCGACGTTATCCATCAGCTTCACGATCTCTCTCAGCGTACTCTCATCATCAAATCCGGAGATTGCATTGTGAGCCAACTGCTTAGAAGCTGCCTTGCTTCGGGTCAGCCCGCTCTTATCCAGGATAACGATAATCTCTTTCAGACCTGCTTCTCTTGCACTCTTTACTCTGTGATGCCCGGAAATAATCTCCAGTTTCTCTCCCATCAATGCAATTAACGGCAAACTCTCCAACTGCCCTCTGTTCTTGATGTTCGCTGTTAGCTGGTCCTGCATCTCGTTTTTCATTATCCTGGCGTTGATGTCCTGTTCCTTAAGGTCGGCCAACTGCACCTTCGCAATGTACAGCTCTGTACCCATATCATAAATTATTTCATATTTTGCTTTCTGCTCTTCTGCCACTGTCTTTCCCTCCTTAACCATTCTTCCAATGTTTCCTGCTCTGTCCGATCAGTCAGCTCCGCTTCGTATGTCAGTTTGAAACCGTTATTCTTATCCTTCTGTCGGTTTACCAGCTTCATAATGCCCCGGACTTCTTTATTCTCCGGGTACTTCGTCAGCATAGCCGTCCGAACTTTTGTTACCTTCTCACGCTCCAGATCGTCCAACAAGGTTTCTGTGAAGCAGTGGTTCTGTGCCAGCATATACAGTAGTCTACCAAGCCGATACGTGGTGTGTGGGACCTTCATAACGTACCAGATGAAGAGTGATGTGGCTTGCATCTTTGAAATTCCAAATACGCCCGATACCATCCCGTCAATAAGGACAGCTCTATTGAATGTGGCGGATGAACCGACAAAATTGTGCGTCCATAGCTGCCTGTAATACTGTGCTTCTGCCGCTTTGATGGAGATGATCTGTATCTTGCTTTTCTCGGTTATCTCGTAATCTCTCGGCAGCATGCTACAGTCTATCGGTGCCAGTTTGCTCTCAGATGGCCGTTTAATCTTTCTTCCCTCGGCAAGCGCAGCCGCCTCTTCTCCTCTGTTCGAGGTAATATAGCTGTTCAAATCCGCTCTCGTACCAGCTCTCGCAAATATTGGCTCTCCGACAGCTTCTCCGGTTCTCTTCTCCTGGTAACAAACAACCAGAGCATTTGCATTCATGCACCGGTCAAACAACTCAACGTGTCCTGTTTCCGGGTCGAACAGCTTATACTCTGGTTCCTTCCAGGTCATTTTCCCCTGGGTGTCATAGAACTTCTCATAGCCGGAGAAGTAGGTCGGTGGATTGGCAATAACCAGCGTGTGTGGATCGTCAAGCACCTCGTCCAGATGATCCCACATATCCAACGGGCGATACGTCATGCCATACATTTCCTTCTTGATGTTCTCCATGCTCTGTCGGATATGCTCAATATGTTCCTCTCTTCTGTCTCTCAAATCTTTCAGCAGATTAAAGAAATACTCGTTACCGGCTGTCTTCGATGTTCTCAGATACATCTGAGCATACAGGGCAACCGCCGGGTCCAACAGCTCCTCATCAGAAAAGCCCTGGGCGTGTATCTCCAGTTCGTCAAGCGGCTTGCCTGTAATGGCATACCCCATAACCGAACTCATCATAGACACATCACTTGTCTCAATCTGCTCCGGCTTATACCCATTCTGGATTGCCAGATTGCTCATGGCGAATGTTCCGGCACATGGCTCTACGAACCTCGTATACCCGTTCTTCGCAGCATTCTTTATCAGATTTACCAAGTATCTCTGCTCCACCGTACCCAAGCATCCCAAGAACATCTCTCCTGGGTCTCTGAAAAATGCCATTGCTTATCAACTCTCCCTTCTCTCGTTGCATTAAAAAAGACACCGTACCCTTTCGGATGCGATGCCGTTGTTTTTGGACCGGAGCCCTGCAATGAACAGGGTCTCAACCATGGAATAGTTGCGTGCTGTCTACACCAGCTCCGGATATTATATTAAAGCGCCCATACCAAACAGACTCATTTGCTGGTAGCCATCATCTGGCTTCGTCTGCACTTCGGGCTTCTTACTTGTCGTTGCTACCTTCTTTCCCTTCGGGGGATTCGGGTCTGGAAGTTCTTCGATAATCTCTCCAGTGTTCTCCACCCACCACTCAGCAAAAACAGTTCTGTGACACCAATCTTCCGGGATTCTCACATCCTCGTAGCACAGGAGGACCAAATCCTTTCCCTGGGCCGCTGCGTCACGTTCCATCTTCATAACCATGTTGATGATTCTGTCCTTGCCTATGCCGTTCAGCTTCTCGTAATAGGCTTTCTTGAAATCTTCCAGGTTCATTCTCAGCATATACCCTTTCGGTGCCAGTGAGTAGCACTGGTTTTCCAGTCTGTACGCCAGTTTGAATTTCGGCGTCCCGATGCTGATTCCTACACAGTAATATTTGCCATCTGCAAGCTCTTTGTTGCTATATCTGCTCGTATAAATTCCCATTGTCCGTCTGCTCCTTTTCCCTTGAAAAACCGTTGTTTTCCATACTTTAATTATACCAGATTACCTACCTAAGTACAGGGAATACAGGCTGTTTACCGTTTTTTAAGAATCCCTTCCTCCGGCTTTGCGGTCCGAAGACCGCTCAGCCATCAGAGAAGGAAAAGTCGATTCACAGTGCTCCATTTTTATGGTGTGACATATGGGCTTTTGGCACTTACTACGTTACCACAGGTATTTTACCCTCGTCAATTCCATATTTTCTACTGTTTTTGAACCCAGTTTTCTCACACACCCAACAGGTACACAGCTATGATTTTGCAGGCGTTCCCGATGTCCTTATAGACAGTTTTTTCACTCACGCATTCCTCGCTTGCAATCTGAGCAACCGTCTTTTCTTCCTCCGCTATGTAGTATTCGTACACTTCCCTGTAACACCGCATAGCTTCTGGCTTTTTCGATGTTTCGCACTCCTCCCGGTACGTCTCAATCGCACGCTCTATCCGGTTGATGTAATACATATTCTCTGCCCTGCGCTTTTCCTCTTTCTCTACTACGCTTTCCTGGCTATTGATATGTGCCGAACCCATCAAATCTCTTAGGAACGCCCACCGTTTTTCTACTTTCTCGCCTTCCGTAAATTCTTCATCTTCCGGGATTTCCCTTTTCAGTCTACGGTAGTCTGATAACAATTTCTTGGTTCTTTTTACCTTATCAGCGTTACTCTGCTCACGTTTTTCGGTCTTTTTTCGCTCTTCTCTGCACATTTTGACCGCTTCTCTCGCAGATATTTCCGCTATCTGTGTCAGTTCTCTCCCTGTTACCCGGTAGATTCTGTTTCCCTCCAGACTCTCCGTTTCCACAGGTGCGATTGCTAACAGTTCCTGCTCACTCTGCCTTTCCATATACCGCCATACCTCCTTGACTTTTCTTGCTCTGCTCCATATAATGAATCTATCTACGAACATTTGAGGAGCTGCCATGGGGATATGGCGGCTTTTCTTTTTATCTCCGGTACTTCTTGCATGAAGCGAAGTGCGAAATATAACCTGCTCCATCTCCACGCTCGCCTACCAGAATTCTTCCTGCCACTACCTCTCCGTCCGGCGTGACGATTTTTTCTTTTCCGGTGCTGTCCTTCTTGTAATTATGCAGTGCCATGTCTACCGGCATATTCTTTCCGGACTTCATCCGCACCCACAGGATTCTTCTGCCACACTGACGGCACGTTCCTTCGCTTGCCCTGTTGATCACAGCCGCACCTTCTTTCCCATTCCTGCCGTTCCGTATCTCAAAGCCTCATTCAGAATCGCAACCATCTCCGTAATGCTTACCGCTATTGCCTGGTTCCGGTTTCTGTCATTGATGCTTACCATGCCGGTCTGCAAACTGGCCTTGATTCCGACATCCGTTACTTTCTGATACAGGATTCTCTTCTCTTTCTGAAATGCTCCGGTTCCTTTGAACTTCGTGTATGTGCCCTTCGTCTCAGCGTACACTCCATCCATCGGTCCTTCCTTCTGGTCTGTAACATGCCCTATGGTAAAATCACTCATATCCTTCCTCCTTTACTCCGGCAATGATGTTCCGGTTACCTGCTTTGCTCCTATGCTGCTTAATTTCTTCAACACTTCCGGGATATTCATTCTTTCAATCGTGTCTTTCGCAAGGTTTTCTTTCAAATTCTGTTCCAGTGATTTTATCAGAGATTCCTCTACCTCTCTCTTAGCATTCGCAATCAGCTTTTCAACCTTCTTTCCAAGTTCCTCTTCCAGATACTGACTCGTGAGCAGATCGGCGGCGGATAATTTCCTGTCACTGGAATAACTTGCAATGCGGCCGTCCCTGTCATATCTCTTTTCCGTAAGGAACAGTTCAAATCTCTCTCCCACGTATTCAGACAGAGGCTTGTACGTTACTTCATCGCTCCAGGTGCTTTTCTTTTCCGGGATAACAATCTTTCCAATCTTCTCCTCGCACACATTCGCAATGAACTGGTCTACGGTTGCCTGTATCGTTTCTTCCGCCTTCAGAATCTTCTCTGCAATTTTATTATCCACTGCCTTTACAGCTTCATTCGTTGCCTTTTCCAGAAGGGCGTTTTCCACGCCCTCCACAATCCGTTCTCTCAACTCATCATCGATGGAATATGCCTCTTCATCCATCCAGTCAAGTTCTACTTCGATATTAAATTTTGCCATTCGACTTTCCCTCCTGTTTCTGCTTTTCTGCTTCTGCCGTCATTCTCTGGAAAATACAAAAGCCCTTGCACCTGTCCGGCGGCACTCCGCATGATTTACACGATATAAACAATGACCCATCTTCTTTTCTCGGCCTTTTATCCATTTATTATCCCTTCATTTCCTCTTCAACCTCTGCTCCGCACCGGCAACAGATATTCTGAATCGGCTCTCCCAGTTCTCCTCTGAAAATCTGGATGTTATCCATGGAGATCACCGCCGTACACATCGGGTCATAATGCTCTGCCAGGAAACGCTTGATAGGTTTCGCCGCTACCTCGAACTCCTTCATCAGCTTCTCGGCTTTTTCTTTCTCTTCCTTCTCTGGATGTAGAAACTTGTCATAATCAATCCAGTGATTGTCAATGTACCTTCTCTCCAGAAGCTTTCTTTCTCCGTGTTCTTCTATGACAACCTGATCTTCTTTTACGTTGATAATCTTTACCGGCTCGTCCATGTATTTCCGTGTGGATCCAGGTTTAGGCGAAAGCACTGGAAAGTCGAAAACAAAGTGTACTGGTGGGAATGGTTCAGGATTGAACGCCTCCGCTGTTCTGATTGCCGTTTTACCTACCAAATTTCTTAAATTCATTTACTCTTCCTCCTCTGGTTCATCATATCCATATTCATCGTCTTCGGTGTCGGTTTCATCTTTCTCAGAGCCACTTGTAGTCTCTGTACCGTCCCCTGCACCGTTTAAATCGGTTTCATCAGTAAATTGTTTATCCTCCGGGTTATCGCCCGTAGAATCGTCATATACGCTCTCGTCTGCATCCTCATATTCTTCCACTGGGCCAGGAAGGGCATGTTTATCTGCCACCTCTCCCGGAAGTTCCGGATGTTCGATGTACTCCGGGCCAATATCCGGCTCGATTCCTGCCGGTCCCGGCTCTGTCACATCTCTGTAGTCTGCATCGAAGATACTTCTCTGTGTTGTATCGGCTACCGGCCGCATTTCATACTCCCCGGTCTCCTCATTCAAGAACAGTTCCATCTCGGTATCATAATTGCCCTTCTTCATATCTTCAACCTTCATCTGGCTTGTTACCTTGTGGCTGAACTTCGGCTTCGCAATCTCTCTGCTTTCTCCGGGAATGTTTGGATTGTAATTCGGCACATACTCTCTCACGAGCGATACATCCAGTTTCAGCGTCAGCGTTCCTTCCTGGCATTCCTTTTCCTGCATATTACCGAGCAGTCTCTGTAATACGAAATTCATATCTCTCTTCATGTCATTAAAGGTATCGCCATCAAAATTCAATTCTTTCACAAAATCGCTCATCCTACTTACCCGCCTTTCCGAACTGGATATTATGTTCTTTCATGTACTCCTGCAAATCCTTCAACTGCTGGAGCGTACCAATCGCATAGAAGGTTGCCTTGTATTTCTTCTCTTCCGGAAGAACTTCTTTTTCAGCCGGCTTTTCTGCAGGTTCCTCACTCTGCACATCTGCCGTCTTATCCGGAACCGGTGTATCGTAGCCAGATTCCGAAGCTCTTTCCTCCTGGGTCTGCTGTTCTACCAGTGCTTTTTCTCTCTCCGCACGTTCCGCAGCGATTCTTTCAGCCTCCTGGCGTCTGCGCTCCTCTGCTTCTTTGGCTCTGGCTTCTGCTTCGGCTCTCCGGCGTTCCTCTTCCTCGGCTTTTCTCTTACGGTCTGCTTCCATCTGCTCTTCAAACTTAATCAGACGGGCATTCTCAGCCATGGCCTTGGACATATCAAGTGTCCTCACATATACATCCTTCGCATTCAGCTTGTACTTGCTATCCAGTGCATCAATAGCCGCCAGGTCGCTCTTTACTCTCTGAACCTTTTCCTGGATTTCGGTTGCTGCCTTGCTTTCCTTGAAGCTCACGTTCAGATACTGTGCCTCAAACACTCGCTCAAAAGGAAGAACCTCTGCCAGCTCTCCGATTGCCTCAGCATACACATCCTGCAATCTGGCTTTCTTCTCCTCTTTTACGCTGTTCTCATATTCCTTTACCTGCCCGTCAATGATGCTGATCTGTTCCTTGATGAGTGCCGTTACATCCTTCAAGTCACTCTCGAACACTTCATACGGCTCCATGCACTTTTTCTTGACGAGCTTTCTTCTGTCCTCAATCTCATTGAGCAATTTTCTAAGGGCAGCTCTGTCATTCTTCGCATCTGATACCGTATCTTCCGTATACACCAATCCCTGGTATGCTGCCACAATGCTTCTGACATTCTCCTCCAGCTCTGCTTTGTTCCAATCAATCCTCTGTAAGAACCCGTCTTCCGTTGGATTTACCAGTCTTATCTCCATTTTTTCATCCACTGTGAATTTCCTCCTATTCTTCCTCTGACAAATTTATAATCGTCACTTCTACTCTCGGATTCTCTGAGTAGAACTTCCGGCACTGGCAGTCAACAATCTGCGTATCATCGTAATATGCCAGGTTGTTGAGGCTGTCAGCGATAATCTTTACTACGTTATCCATATCCGGTTTCTTAGTCGGGCGTATCTCTCCTGCCAGCATCGCAGCTCTTTTTTTCTTCGATGCCGACTTAGGAATCCGGTAGTACGCCTTAATCCTCATATCCAGCATCGCCTCTTTCGGAAAACTCTCTGTCCCGTAGGCTGTCTGCCATTCCAGCTTTACCAGATTTTCATAGGACACCGTATCTTTCGGGGTTATGGCATGGCCGGTCTTCGTATTGAATCTCGGTCTGCCTTTTCCTTTCGGCTCCCCGTACACCGTAAACTTCGCTTTTTTCATGTCCGCCTCCTACTGACTTCCCAGGTTGCTTTCTTCAAGCATGGCCTGGATGCAGTACCAGCTACTCTTCTTTCCTTCTCTTGCAACCTTGATATGCCGGGTTGTATAACCATTCATTACCAAGATTCCTGCAATAGTCCGTCTGTCCTCCGCACTGAAAATTCTCAGTGTGGCATCCGGCTCAAACTGCTCATCTGCTGTCTGCATACCGAACAGCTTTGCCGGGTGGATTTCCAGGGTTTCTGCAATTTTGATGAGGGAAGATACCGGAATGTCTACTCTGCCTTTTTCATAATCCGCTACCGCCGACTGGCTCTTACCGATTGCTTTTCCCAGCTCCTCCATCGTCATATCCTTTTCTGTCCTGCAACTCCGGATATTCGCTCCAATCTCTGCCATATCCATATGTCATTTCACCTCCATATCACACCTTCCCCTGCAAGTTCCGCATGACCTGTTGGAACTTCGCCCTCGTTTCCTCAGACATTCTAGGTTCCGGTTCTGTTTTTTCTTCTGCCTGCTTCTTAGCTTCGAGCGCAGGCTGCTCTTTCTTTTCCAACTCCAGCGCATTGTCTCTCATGCTGGCAATCAGCAACCGGATTGATTCCGGCAGTTTTTTCTCTTCGCTGATTCTCTGCACTGTTGTCCTGTAATTCCGGATAAAATGAGACTGCTCTACCGTCTCAACCCTTTCAGAATCCATCAACGCCCACTCTTTCAGATTTGCCGCACTTCCTACGGCTCTCTGGCAAGCCTCCGGTAGTTTCTCAAATTCTTCCACTGAATGATACCCGGAATTTCTGACCGCCTTTCTTACCAAAGACCATGCCTCCAACTCACTCATGCTGCTATCCACGCTCTCAACAATCTGCGTTGCCTTTTCTCTGATGTCTGCTATTGTTGGTGGAAACTTCTCTGTCAGCATATACTTCTGGATTGCTACGTTGGCCTGCTGATACGGAATATCTTTCAGCAACTCAAACCATACATTGAAGGCATCCTGGTCTGGAATGAATGTCGGCTGTGCGTATACAGCTTTCATTCCCTTAACAAGCGTTTTGAACTCCTCTCTTGTCATTACCAGTTATCTACCTCGCTCACTCTGTTCTGAATCCTGTCCCCGGCTGGTCTCTGCGGAATCTGCGTCATTTTATCCCAGATAATGCCTTTCCAGTTATTTGACATACACTCCTCAATCAAATCACACACCCGGCCTTCTCCAAATTCTGCTACTTTCTTTTCTACCTGCCGGAGAAGGGATTTCATTCCCTGCTCTTTGTAACCTTCCTTGCGTTCAATCTTGTATGTACACCATTCACACATCTTTTCTCTGATTTCGCCGCCAAGTGCATAATCTGGAACCAGACGCTCATAGATCTGCATCGTGTCTTCCTTCTTTGCGGTTGCCTTTTTCGGCTTCGGTGGTTTTTCTACTGGCGTTTTCTCCTGCTCCGGTTCCTGCATCTCTGGAATCAATGCCTCCGGCGTCTGGGAGCCGCTCAGTTTCTTCTCATCCTGGATGCGGCGATAATACTTCCTCTGCCGGTCCGCCTCTGTAGAACTCTGTCCGATGAAATTCTGAATGTCCATCATATAGATTGCACCGTTATCCAGTACCTCTACCAACTTCAACTGCTCAAAAATCTTCATCGCACGTTCTACCGTCCCTACCTGGTGCCTCGTAATCGTTGAGATCATCTCCAGACTGTACGGGATGTAGTCCTTGTACATCAACCGCCCTTCATTTTTCAGGCTCCGCAGGTACATCTTCATGAGTATGTCGCTGTACAAGTACCCGTCCTTCATTCCCTGGAGAAGCAGCATTTCATCAGAATCAAAGAAATCCTCTTTCAGTTTCAAATAGTAATATTTCTTATTGTCTGCCATCTACTCACCGCCTAAATTCCGGCTACCAGGTTCGTAATTGAAATCGGTCTCTTCAAAACCTTTGTATGCCTACAGCAATCGCACATCTCGCATCTATCCGGTTCAGCCTCCCCATTCTTCACTCTGAGGATTCTCGGCATATTCGTTTCTACCATGTGTTTCGCTTCATCGAGATAGTTCTGCGTCACTTGAATCACTTCGATGTTTGGCTCCTCTTCCTTCGTTCCGGCCGCAATGTAGAATGGCAGTCTCTCTCCAGTATTCTGGTACACAATTTCCTGGTATATTGCACCCTGGATATCGTAGCCCCAGTACCGCACAAAATCTAGATAACCGATGTCTTTTACCCACTCCAGCTTAGTGATCGATGCCATAACCTTAAGATCCGTAATGGCGATTCCTCTCACGAAGCTGTCAATTTTGATTTTCCATTCTGCCCCGAACAGCTCTCCGGTCATAATGACCTGCTTTTCTCCGCTCATATACTGCATGAACAGTGGGTCTCTCTCCATTCTGGCGATGATTCTCTCTGCTTGCTTATAATTTGCTTTCAACTCGCCTTTCTGAGTGAAGATTTCTGGATTCTCTTTCTTGAACTCTTCGAGCGTTCCTTCAAAGTAGGAATCCACGTAGGAACCCACCAGAAGCGGTGTGGTCTTTTTCTGCTCCCACCGTTCTTCCAGCTTCTCAACCGCCGAAAATTCACACGCCATCTTTCCGTATGTTCCTGCGAAATCCTTATACTGGGACACGCTCATGTACTCTTTGTTCGCTTCTTTGCTATAATAATTCTCTGCCGTCAAAACCATATGTCACTGCCTCCTACGCCTCTTCCAAAATCATTCCGTCAATAACCGGTTCTGCCTGCTTCTGGGCTTTTATCGCCGCAAATGCGTCTACCGGCTTATCATTCTCCGGCAGCAATGCCTGTCCTGTTGTTGCTCCTGGAAGGGACTGCTGATTGAATACCACGTCTCCACCGTCTTCGTAAGCTTTCTGCTGCTCTATATTGTCAAAGTCCAAATCAATCAACTTGCACAATCTTCTCAATACCGTTTTCTTGTACATCTCACCAGTGCTGCTTTTCCATGCCTGGCTGTCTTTTGCTTTAGAGTATGTGTTTCTGACATTTTCAATGTCTTCCGAACTCATCGCGTCATACATCATCGAACCATCTTCAAAAACCACAATAGCGAATGCTCCAATCATCTGTTCATTGGAAAACGGCTTCGGTCTGTACTGCACATTCTGTTTGCCTCCATCTACCTCTTCCATGAAGAAATCGCCCTGCCGTACTACTTTCGCAAAAATGTCTTTAATCTTATTTTTGCTGTACCGCTTGCACAATTTGATCTCGCCCTTATAATCGGTCTGAAAGCTGAGGTTTCCGCCATACGGGATGGCGTAACACTCGCCGTTGAAGAAGTCCAGTCCCAGGTACGCTGCTTTCGCTAAGCAAACCGGGATGGTTTCCGGATTGATTTTCTCCAACTGTGCTTTCTTCTTATCGTCCTTCATCATATCCTGGATCACTGTAATGCAATTCAGAATAAATCTCTGCTGATTAAACCCGGCCGGTAACGCTTCTTTGTTCTCGGTCAGTTTCTTCGTCAGTCCGGTTTTTATCGTGCCGTACCACTGTTCTACGGTCATCTGTCCCATATCCTACCTCCTATGCTTTTTCCAGGCTCTCGCCCAGCAATTCAAATATTTCATCAATCGTCATGCCTTTTAAGCACTCCTCGCACACATAACTTCCGCAGCTCTCATAGAATCTGTCGCCCGGATAAATTCCTTCCAGACACTCCGAACAGATATGAACCTCTTTCGGTTCCGGAGCATTCGGGCATCTCGGATGACAAGGATCCCGTCCGCATATCTCACACATCTTCCTCTTCCTCATCCGGTATCTCCAGAACACCAGTCACGCTCTGTATCATTTCCGGAATCCACAGTCTTGCAAGTATCGCCGCTGGAAGAATCAAATACTCTCCTCCAAAAGCCACCCTGTCTCTCTGCTCACAAGTCATCACGATACAGAAGCACTGGAAAATTCCCATGATGCTTATGTATGCTATCCAGCCCAGGACCTCTGCCATATCCACTGTGTAGATTCTGCTCAGTTTCTTCCACAGAACCCTGTGCATCCTACGTCTCATAACCCTGCTTCTCATGCTGTCTGCCTCCGTTCAGTGAAAATTCCGATGTTGATTCCCTTGCTGGACTCAAATCTTTCTATCAGTTCCTCTTTGCTCTCAATTCCGTAATCTCTTTTCAGAATTTCAAGCATTTTCTGTACGTCCATACTCACACCTTCTTCAAATACTTCTCGCCTACGATTTTCAGCTCACTGATGGACTCCGCAACTTCATCTAAAAAAGCCAGGATCTTTTTCAGCTCCGGCTTCTCCGTTTCGTCGATGATTCCATCTTCTGTAATGTCTACGAGTTCTTTTTTGATGCGGTTCAGCTCATCGCAATCCAGTCTCTTCATCAGCCGAAGGGCTATCCCTTCCAGACCTTTCGCCTCTGTTGCAACCGGAAGATAACTGCATATCGGGCATTCATGCTTGCAATACCCGGTTTTCAGCTCCGGTGCATTATAGAGGTCCGCCATGAGAACCACCTTGTCTACCGGAACTACCTTCGTATTTCCCAACTCGTAATCTGCGAGTGTCGAAACAGATATGCCAAGCAACTCCGCCGCACCTTCTCTGGAGTATAGCCTCTCGTTGTACATTGCTGCCCTTTTTCTGGCAACAAAATACACATTTTCATTACCTTTCGTAGAGCCTCTTCCCATTTCTTCACACCATCTTTCCTGTTACAATTTAACTGTCTTTAGAGGAATCCTGTTTCCCTTGATATTCCTGGATTCCGAGCGCACCGCTTATCACTTTCATAACCGGTGGCGAATAGCATCTGCCACAGATAATTGCATTCAGATATTGTGTGGAGTAACCAGTCTTCTCAGCCAGCTCCGCTGTATTCATATCCAGGTCAATCATGGCTTTTCTTGCATCCATACACCAATCTCTGGTTGCTTCTTTCATGGACGCTGATGCCTTTTCGATATTGAGAAGGTCACTGATTGCACTTGCAATCGAATCCGAGTAAATCCGGCCATTCACAACTCCGGATACCCTGGTTCTTGACTTGCCGATTCTCTCAGCCAAATCGTTGATAGACCAGCCTCGTTCAATCAGACCTTTCTTAACTTCCTTGCCCCAGTCAGTGATATTGCCCTGCATTATGCTTTTCCTCCTTTCTGATGGATTTTTGCATATGTAGTTTACTTTCTCGAAGTAAAATGATACAATTTAACGGTACAAGCATACACTACATACGCAATCACAAACTACTTATGCGATTTAGCACTTCCCATTTGCGAATCATTTGTAGCTTGTGATTGTATTGTAGCTCGAAAACTCGAATTTGTAAAGAGTTTTTCTTCGATTTTTCGAATTATTTTACGGAGGTGCTACATGGAAGCAATCGACAGAATTGAAACAGTTCTCGAACAGAGGGAGCAAACGCCTTATGCACTGTGCAAATTTCTTGGCATTAACCAGTCTTCCTACTCTACCTGGAAGGCTCGGAACACACTACCGCCAGCTAAATACATTGCAGACATCGCCCGGTTTCTGCACGTCTCTACCGACTACATTCTGACCGGAAAAGAATCTGCTTACACTGACGCGCAGGCTGAGACCTACACCGATGACGAAAAAGAGCTGCTGAGTATTTACAAGGCTCTGCCAACAGAAAAGCGTTATGAATTTAAAGGGGAAATGAAAGGCTACCTCAAAGCTCTTGAGGAAAGCAGAAAATACCTTGACGGTGAAAAAAGATTATCCGTTTAGATTGGTATCGTCGTTTCAGATGATGCCGGACAGGAGGGCTTATGGATTCAAAGAAATACTTTTTCCTGGCTTGGACCGAAGAACAACTGAATTGCGATGCTGCGGCTCTACTGCTCTATCTCTCTTCCTTCTGTTCTTCTCTGGAGGAAGGGCCTGCATCGCTGTCTGCCGGAACCATCAACAAAATAGCACACCTACGGAAGAAGCTCTCGCTTTCTGTTCGTGAGTTTCTACCGTTGGTTCATACCTATTCTGACACTCTGACAGACATCGACTGCCGCCGGGCGTTGGTTTTCGCTCTTGACGGCAACATCCATGGCATAACCTCTCTCTGCGAAGGGAGGGTTCCTGCATGGAGCAATTAACATCCAATAACAAATTTACTTTTCATGGGGAAGACACTGGCTTGTCGGTAGTAGATTTCTGGTCCTGGGCTTACAGTGATCTGCTCAACAATACAGACCGGGGCGTACTTGCAGAATACATAGTATGCAGCGCGTTATTACCCCCCCCCGATTCGAAAATGCGAACTGATTGGCTCCCCTTTGATTTGACCAGTCCTACCGGACAGCGAATCGAGGTTAAATCTGCTTCTTATCTCCAGTCCTGGGATGAAGCGTACCACGAGCATATACAGTTCAGCATAGCCCCTCACAGAGCCTGGGACCCGAAAGCCGGATACTCTCCGGACATCAAGCGGCATTCTGACCTCTACGTTTTCTGCCTCTACAAAGCACTGACAAAAGATGTCTCGCCGCTTGCCCTGGAATACTGGGAGTTCTATGTGTTGCCTACCTATGTGCTCAACGAGCAAAAGCCCAACCAGAAAAATATTTCTCTTAATTCACTGAAAGCTCTAAAACCTTACATAACGGATTTTGCCGGATTAAGGGATGTGATATTGAATTGCCCGATTAAAAGGGCGTAGAAATGAACATGCGCCGTTCTGTAATGGGACGGCGTATTTTTGGAGGAAAAATATGATTTCAAACAGTGCTGCCACTCACGCAAAAGTGGCTATCTACATACGAGTCTCTACCCTGCATCAGATTGACAGGGACTCTCTGCCTATGCAGCGTCAAGACTTGATTGCATACGCCAAGCTGATACTGAACACTGACGATGTGACGGTCTTCGAGGATGCCGGGTACTCTGGTAAAAATACTATCCGGCCAGAATTTCAGAAAATGATGTCTCAGCTCCGGACCGGCACATACACACATCTCCTGGTCTGGAAGATTGACCGAATCTCCAGAAACCTTCTGGACTTTGCCGAGATGTACCAAGAGCTTAAAGACCTGGGCGTTACCTTCGTCTCGAAAAACGAGCAGTTCGACACCAGTACGGCTATGGGAGAAGCGATGCTCAAAATTATCCTTGTCTTTGCGGAGCTGGAGCGCAACATGACCTCAGAACGTGTCGCTGCCACCATGATTTCCAGAGCCAGCAACGGGCAGTGGAACGGTGGACGTATTCCTTACGGCTACGATTATGACCCAGAAGAACAGACTTTCAGCTTCAACTCCGATGAATACAACATCGCCCATTTGATTCATGACAAATACGAAGAACTCCGCTCCTTAGTTTATCTGGCCCGGTATCTGAACGAACACGGCTACCGGACTCGTGCCGGTAATGACTGGTCCCCGGTTTCTCTGGATATTATCCTCCGCAGCGTATTCTACTGCGGCGATTACCAATACAACCGCCTCAAAGAAGGGGACCGGCAACGTCCTAAGGATAAATCTGAATGGATTACCGTAAAAGACCACCACCCGGCCATCGTAAGTCGGGAACAGAAAGAACGTATCCTTGCACTCCTGGAATCCAACCGCAGGCTCAAATCATTTCGTAAGAGTGGCAAGAGCAAATACACGCACATTTTCTCCGGCCTGCTCATCTGTGGAAATTGCGGTCAACCTATGACCAGTTCCATTTCCACCATAAAGAAGACTACTGGCAGACGCTATTCTCTCTACTTCTGCCCTACGCACAGGAAAAGCAAGCTGTGGTGTACCGGAAAATCTACCTCAGACCCAATCGTTGGCGAGTTCGTCTTCAACTACATTCTCAATATGCTCAACGCTCAAAAGGCGTTCTCTTCGGAAACGAGCATACAGGAACTGGAACAGCAGCTACTCTCCGGCGATACTTTCTCCCCGGTGGCCGCCATTGCCCCGGACGGATTGCAGGATCTGTTTCATACACTCCGCACCGGAACCATCAAGGGAGAGGTCTTCGGAAAAAACGTCAAAATCAAAACAGGCTCCGAGCCACCATTGCAGCTATCAAAGCTCAAAAAGGAAAAGGTCCGTCTGGAAAGAGCTATTGACCGTCTGAACAAACTTTTCCTCTATTCCGAAAAAGCCATGTCAGAATCTGAATACCTTACTCAGAAGATTCAGCTTTCGGATGCTCTGGAAGAAGTCGAGGACAAGCTGACATTCCTGGCATCGGAAGACAGCCTGCAACAATCTATCACTGATGATGAATTTATCGCCAAGGCAAGCAACTTCATACTCTCCCAGAAACTCACTGACCGAAACTACGTCAGCTTTCAGTCGCTGAGTGCTACCGTCTCTCCGGAGGTCCTTGATTCTTTTCTCAGCAGCATTATAGACAACATCGTTTTCAAGGACGGAGCTATTCACTCTATCACATTCCGCAACGGATTATCTCACACATTCATTTACAAAGAAAAGCCAGAGGTTTAA